GGTTGCTGCTGCATCGTGGTCAACCGTTCGACATTCATATCCAGGAATCGCCCCGCCACGTCCAACTGCCGTTCGAGCAGGAGCCGTCGGTCCGTGTTCTGCTCTTGTACGTAGAGCTTCACGAGCTCCAGCCACGCCTTCAGCCGGTCGCTCTGTGCCCTGGCCTCATGGTCGAGCCGCTTGGTCTTGATGACCTCGTCCTTTTCCTGCAGCGCCTGCATCGCGGCGTCGAGCCGGCCCTTCATCGCGGCCATCTCCGCCTTGACCTGCGGCGGAATCTTCTGGCCGTCCTCGCCCTCGTCCTGATCCTGCAACTGCGGCGGCAGGGCCCGCATGGCCGCATCCGCGATGGCGTCGGCGTCTGGCACATCGATCTTCTTGATGAGATGTGGGGCCATTGCGGCAGCCTGCGGCGGCGCGACCACTTTCATGACTTCAACCATCTGGCTGACGGACTCTTGCCGCCGAGAGCCGGGATCTGGACCCGCACTGACCTCGACATCGAACTCCCCCACGCCGATGTCGAACACGCCCTCGACGCCTTTCGGGAGCTCGAAGGGTTTCGGTTGCCCGGTCTGCGGATCGCGCTCGAGGAACTCCTCGCGGCGCGGGTCTTTGTCTTGGCCCGAGTAAACCAGCGCCTTCCAGGTCCGCTCTCCGTCGCCCATGACGCGGATGACCTGCGGGGCATCGTGCACACGGCGGATCAGTTCAATGAGCTGCTTCCCGGCACACGCGAGCGACAGACGGAGGTTGAACAGGTAGTGCGAGTTGGCATGCTCGTCCTGCCGCTGGCGGGCGATGATCGCCGCCCGGGACTCCTGCGGGCCCCGTTCGCCCATCGAGGCGTCGTGATACCCGGCCGTCGATTTGAGATCCCGGTCCCCCTGCTGGACGGCCATGACGCTGGCCTCCATCGGCGGGGAGTAACTGTTGCGGATAGGTAACTGGGCAAACTTCCCATCGTCCATCGGCATGGGATCGACTTCGAGGAACGCGACCGGCTCCTGATTCGCGTTCTCCCACGCACGGCGCTGCGCAGAGTTGGGGTCCCCGAACTGGCCCTTGTACCCGACAACCGGACTCTTATGGCCGAGCCCCATGTCCTCGGCGATGCCTGACACGCCCACGTTGTAGAACTTGGCCGCATCCTGCGCGTCACGGGTCACGCCGCGGAAGTCAATCTCGCCCGTGTCGGGATTCTCGACCATCTCCCCGATGACGGGAATCAGCGCATGGCTGGTGCCTGGCCACGGGGTTTCTTCGAGGATCTCGGTCGGCGTGATGATGCGGTGCATCCATTGTTTCTTGCGCACCGTGCGCTCGCGCTTGACGAGTTCCGGATTCTTCCGCCACCGTTTCACGACCTCGGCGATGGCCTCCGCTGAAATATCCATCGTCAGGTCCATCTGGGCCTGCTGGAGGTATTCCGCTTCCACCAACTTCTTGAACTCGTCCTCTTTGACAGAGCGGCCATCACCAAGTTCGAGCAGAACGTACTCCTCTCGCTCGACGTTGTAGTAATTGGCGAGCCGGATCTTGCCGTTCGGAAACCAATCCGCGATGTGGCCGGTGTCGGTCGAGAAGTCGGTCGTACTGGGGTCAGGGGCGGGCTTCCCTGTGATCGCCTCGTAGACGTCAGGCTCAACGTCGGTCACATAGAAGACGTACTCGCACGAACTGAAGTCCGGTTCCTCGACACCGTTGGGGTCAAAGACGACCCGCCGCTGGTCGCGGACCGCCTTCATCCGGATGCGCTGACGGAAGCTCGTGTCGTCGGCCCATTCGGTGACAAGCCGGAAGAACGACAGTCCTTGCTCGGCTTGCTTGTCGCTCGCCGTCGCGTAGATATGTTCGGCGAAACTGTTCCGCTCGATGTTCCGAATTTCGCTCTGTAGGATCTCCGCAATCTTCGGGTCGCCGCGGTCGTCGACAGCGGTGACCTTGATCCGGAGGTTCGCCCCGCGGGCCGTGTTGCTGACCATGCGGATAAAGCCGCGGGTCCGGTTGATGGTCAAGCAGGGGCGATGGTGGGCAGTCCGCTTCTGCCAAATTTCCTCGGGCCACTGGTAGGACTGCTTCCCCCAGGTGCCCATCGCGAACTCTTGATCGATCTTCGACCAGCGGTGGAAGAACTCGGACGCTAGGAGGCCGTTGCGGAATTGCTTGCGGGCCCGGGCGAGGATGCGGGCTTTTCGGCTGGCGTCGGTCTCCGTCTCTGATGGCGGCGGCGGCTCTGGCTTCTCGAGCTCGATGGTCGGAAAGACCGGCGGAGTCGGGGTGAGGTCAACTGCGCCAGCCATCAGAGACCCTTCCTCATGTCCGGTCCTGGCCCCGCTCGCGGCTCATGTTGAGGCGCCAACCACCGTGGGGGCCGGCCCCTGTCCCTTGGGGACGCCCTTTGTGCTCAACGGTCTGTGTCTCGTACGCTTCACTCACTCGCCGCTGATACCGCTGCACCTGTCGCCCGACATCGCGGTGAATCCGCTGTGTTTGCGCGAGACACAGCGCATCCATGAAGCGATCAATATCGTGCGGCCAGACGTCACTCATCAGACAGGGACGCCCAGATCCACAGCACCGCCAGCACCACAAGGCACAATTGCAACAGCGATGCGAGCGTGTGCAGGCCCATCTAGAGCCACACGCACACCGCCACCACCACCGCCCAGAGCAGCACCGCCACCCACAGGCCCTTGCGACTCATGCGGCATCCCCACAGGGCAACACGACCCACCCCGCCAGTTCCACCCAACCGCGCATGTGAGGAACCGTCATCACAGCGCCCCGATCGCACGAAGGGTCCGTTCGGCCTCTGACACCTCCGGCCGCACGATGGCTTCGGCCGTGCCGATGACGCCTTCAACGCGATCGAGCACCCCAGAGACACGGTGCTGCTGACCGGCACGGTACAGCCCAGCGCGATACCCAAGCCACCAGCCACCGCACACGGCCAGCGCGAGCCAGAGGGTGGTCATACCGCTACTCCAGTGTGCGCCTGCGCGGGACACCCTGTGGTGTGCGACTGGTCATCCTCAGACGCTGGCAAGCAGCACGGCAGGTTCGGCCGCAGGAGCGGCTCGAGCAGCCTGCGTACTTCGTGTGGGTGCTGGGCCTGCGCGACGATCGCTTCGAACTGCTCCCGCGTCTCGATCTGCCGCGCCCGCTGCCGGAGCAAGAGCTGCGTCATGTCCCGGCTTTCGCGGCCGTTGACCCGGCGGGGCGTGAACGTCTTGAAGGGGGAGGTGCGGCTCATGGTCACCCGCAAATCAGATCGCAGCGCAACACGTAGTCATCAATGGTGATATCGATGACACTGAGCGCCCGCATCACAAGCCCAGTATCCTTGTCAACGTAGAGCGCTCGCCAGACGACTCCGAATGGCACCCACGGAAGCCCGACAACGCGAATCTCCGGTGGAAACATCGCTTGAAGTGGCACTTCAACACCACGCGACGGCGTCTCCCATCCAAAGGCGTCCCGCCCTGGGCAGATCGCTGTCCCATGTATCCAGCCGTTCGTGCTATCCCGAAAGTGTGCGAGGTGAAAGAAAGGGGGCGTGTCGCTAGCCAGGGTCGTCCTCATCACGTAGGAGGTGTTCCATTGGTGATCGAGATAGCCTTCCTCGGCACTCTGACCGATCTGCTGACGGTCGACAATGCGCATCGACCGGTGCGGCCACGCCGTTCGAAAGGCTGAGCGAAGGCGTTCAAAGATGTCGTCGCTGAGGCCCTTAAAGAAGTGTTGCTCTGGATTGTTCGGTCCCTCGGCAAGTACGCGAACAGTTCTTGCCACTGGATAGAACGTGACCGCGTTTGCACCGATGGGTACATTGGCGAGTGCGCTGGCCCCTAGTGCCGTCAGACCGGTTCGAGTCAGGAATGCGCGTCGATCCATCGTGAGGCCTCAATGCGGCCTGAACCGCGTGTGCTTGTCCCGATCGGCGATACTCTCGATGACGACCCCGCCGTCGTGTTGTGTCGTCGGCCCGTCGTGCCCGGTCGGCCCCTCGTAGCCGCTCCCGCGCAGGTCCTTGTCAGAGAGCTTCTTGGGGATGAACTTCGCGATGTCCTTCGGCCGCTCGGCCTCACGGAAGCGGACAGGGAGGCTGACCGTAATCACGGCCAGGATCCATCGGAGTTCGTCCTCGGAAAATTTGATAGCGGGCTCGAACCTAGCGAAGTACTGCTTCCCGAGACGGATGAACTCCGCGTCGCCACGGCGCACCATTAGCCAGCGACAGTGGAGGTCGCTGGACGCGATCAACGCCTTGGCGGCGCTCACAATCCACTTCCATCTTGGCCTGCCTAACACGTACGTATTGCTGGTACGCAGGGGAATGTGCGGCATCAGGTCTGTCAATGAAGCCTTCATGCCACGTGCCTCCATGCACGGCCGGACAGGATGTTGTAGACGGTCCCGATCTTGACACCGTGATGCTCGGCAATTGTCTTCACGGCGATTCCGTTGCTGCGTGCTAGGCGGATTTCATGGACGGCGGCATCGGTCAGTTTCGCGTAGTGGTTGTGTTCTCCGCGTGGGCTAGGGGCCCTCCGTCCTTTCCGGATCATGTCGTCGACGTTGTCCTGGTGGGTACCAAGAAATAAATGCGCTGGATTGCAACAACTTGGGTGGTCGCACTGATGGCAGACAAGCCGATCAGCAGGGATTGAACCGTGGGTGAGCACCCAGATGAGCCTGGTAGCTCTGATTTCTGGGTGACCTGGAAGAACCCAGAGACGAACAAAGCCGTAGCCATACCGACCCGTTGTGGCGATCCAGGGCCAACACTCGTTTGGAGTTCGACGGTCTACTTTTGACCACAACGAGCGTTCGAGTTGCCCCTTGAAGTGGGTCCAGACACTCTCTTGAAGTTCTTGAATGCTCAATGCGCGCGGTCGCCCCCTCGGGTGAGATCGCTCGCGCGGAGGATCGTTCTTGGAGTGGCCGAAACGATTGGAATACCGCGGGAGAGACAACGCCGCTGTAATTCTGGCAATGGCGTCAGGCGTGTGCCGTTCTCCCTTTCGTGGCATCAGGCTATGGCCTTCGTCGTTCGCAGCGGAATCTGCGGCAGGAGCGGTGTCTGCATGGGGAGGAGCCGCGCCTAGTGTGCCAACTTTCTCTTGGGCCGTCAAGATGTTCTCCGTTTTAATGGACATGCCGGATCTTGGTAATTAGCAGAACATTGGCAGTGGTACTTGGCCTTGTGAGTTCGAAACCCCTGAGGCTGAGTAGCCTTCCACTGATGGATGACCTCTCTGATTCTGGCTCGGCGTCTGGCTCCAAGCAATGTGTATAGAGTAAACATCCAGCCTATGGCCTGGGGGCCTCTCACGTGAAGGGTGTATTGTGTCTTGTAGCCATGCCCATTATCTGTTCCGGCTCTTGCGTACACTGACTGAGCCCCAAACAATTGGGCTGCCTTTCGAACAACATCTTCATCTGTCATTGACAGGGCGATAATCACGCCTGCATTTTTCGGAAAACAGCCTTCACCTTCTACTAGCCCGGCAAGCCAACAGATTTCTTTCAGTGTCCGATGGCTGGTCCTAGGCGATGGTTGTAATTGGTACTTTGTCTTATACCGTTCTAGAGGAGGACAGCCCGGCAGTCTTCGAATATTGTAACGGCCGGTAATATATCGAACACCGTCTAAAAATTCGACCAAGACGCTGTTCATTTTGCCGAAGACAATCGGGCGGCAGTGTTCGCCAAAGCGTTCTGGGAGAAACTTTCTGACGCGCCAGTAGTGTTGAGGGCGAGTGGTAGGATTTGATTTAGCCATCGTTGACTGCCTCGAACAGTCGATGCGTGGTTAGGAGCGTGCTGGCACTTACACTGCCTTCACGCTCCGATTATTTTACCACTGCCTCACGCCCACATCCACCCGTCGCTCGACCCGTCGCCGCGCCCCCGGGTGAACCGGTCGAACGGATCTTTCTTGGTGTCCTGCCGTTGCGCGTACGTCGCCTCGGCTTCCGTCTTGAACTCGTTCACGGGGAACATCTCGAGATACCGCGTCGGGTCGAGGCAGTGGTCGTTGGTCTTCACGATGCGCCCTTGCTCGTCCCGGTGATAGAGCCGGTATTCCTCAAACCAGGGCTCGCAGCTGGCGAAGACCTTGAGCTTGCCCGTGCTCAGCGAGACCCAGGTTTTTTGCAGCCCGGTCTCGACCGCTTTATTCGCAAGTCGAAGCGTGAGCCCGAGCCCGCGATAAATCTTCAGGAACTGCTGGCCGTCGTACTTGTTAATGTCGGAGCAATCCCCGACACCAGGGATCCACGCGCCGCGTGCCTTGATCGCCTCCGCATGAATTGGTGGCTCCGCTTGGCTCCGCTTGTAGCAGGCATACAGATATCGAATGTTCGTCTCCCGATCGAGCGCCTCCCACACTGCGCCAAACCAGTTCCATCCGTGATCGAGCGAGAACGCCCGCGGCCAGTGGGCTGGGATTGGGAAGTCCGCAACCTTGATGTCTACTTCTGGGATTGGAAAAATAGATCCCGATCCAAGTGCTGGGATTCCTTTCGACCTAGCGTCCCGCTGGTACGGAGGAATCGAATCCCAGAGCTCCTTCTTCACCTCGTCTGAGAGATGGCTACAGTTGTCCCAAGTTGCGAAGGTCACATGTTTCGACATAGACGTTCGGCGTCCGCGCGACGCTTGAGTAACCACACGAGTAACGGGGTGTCGTTCTTAGACGCATTGTTGCTAAACGATGTCACGCATAAGTTATCGAGAACGTGCGCGCCGCCACCCGAGAGAGGTACTACATGGTCGACAGTTGGTTTATCAATCAAGTCTCCAGTGTAAGCATCAAGGTACTTATGCCCCACCCTGGATAACTCTAGGACTTGATGATAGAGGTTTGTTTGTGGTTCGGATGCAATAGCATCGAGCCGCGTATTCCGCCTAAACCAACTCTCGCGTTTCCATGCTGTGGACTTTCGAGGGTGTGTAGCCCTGTACGTCTGTGCGTATATACTGATGTGTTTTCTGTTCGCGGCCTGCCATTCCCGATTCCATTGACGTTGTTTCGCTTGAAAGACGTCTCCGCCATTACGCCTTCGGGCGTTTTGGTAATTCGCGCAACATCTCTTGCAGCGCGAGTGCAGAATAACGCTGCGCTTGCCTTGTTTTGTGGTGTAGGAATACCGCGAGAACTGCGATGCCGGTTTGATGTCCTTGCAATCGCTGCATCTCTTAGTAGCAACACGATCTGCCTTGGGGTTTGCGACCAACTCTTTGAGTTTGTGAGATTGCCTACTCCGTGGCATGTGACGCCTGCCCTCCAGGCATGAACGACAGTATAAACGGAGTGAGTCCCTGTAAAGGCGTCAGTGTGCAGAAAATAATTCCGTCGCAAGACATCGTTCTGACGAGTGCCTCTGTGTAGATCGGGAAATCGGGCTCCTCGTCCATCCAGATGACTTCTTGCGCCGTCCCTTGGAAGGCTTCACGGCCCTCCATGTAGCTCCGGAAGCCGAGCACTGAATGTCCGCCGGTCGTATGGCGGACCCAGAGGGCTTCGATGGCGTCAGGCGTGCCTTGTTTTGCGGTGCGATGAATCAGGGTTTCAGGCGGAATCATGCCAGTGCCGTAGGCTCCAGGAGGTCCCACCAGTTTCTCTTGGACGATATCCCGTGTGGTGCGGGCGGTTTCACCGCACGCCCATGCTCGGACAGGTTGCGAAAATCGTCGTCCTTCCCACCACGGCGGATACCCGCCCGTGAGATGCACGGTCATCTCATAACTGCCAGCGGTTGACTTCCCAACCCGATTTCCGGCGATGAAAGCACGTTCTCGGTGCTCCGCGCCAGCCGCGAAGAACTCGACGTGCTTCGGGTAGAGCTCGCGCCGGAACGGACCGTCGTCGGGGAAGATGGTCTGAAAGCGGCCGCCTTTGCGGCGTTCAAGCTCGGTCAGGATGGCGTTGCGGGCCGCTGCAGCCGCAGCGAGGGTGTCGGCGTGCTGCTCGAGGCCGCTGGTCACGGCGTCGGTGTCTTACCGGCCAATAGGTTCTGCACCATCTCGGCGTGTTTGAGGGCCTGCTCGAGGTCCTCCGTGCTCATCTTCCCGAGCGTGGCTGGGTCGAGGTTCCACTGCGGTGGTGGCGGTTGATCTTTTGTGAGCCCGAGATACTTCGCCAGCAACTCCAGCATTCGCCCTTTATCGGCGTGCTTCGGCGCGTCTGCCGGTGTCGCGAAAGCGACGACGGCGGCTTCCTGCAGCACGCGCTCAGTGGTGATGTCGATTTTCTTGATGATCTGGGCTTGGGCTTTTTGGATGATGGCTTGGACATCCGGATGCTTCAGGAGCTTGCCGGCATTTACCTGGGCGCCGTTACCAGAGGCGGCGTAACCAGCGCGCTTATAGGCCGCGGTGGCGTTCCGGTCTTTCAACCACTCGTGCGCGAAGCGTTCGCGCTTGATCTTCGCGGCGGTGGTGCTGGCCTTATACACGAGGGTAGTGTGCCAACATGCGCTTGGGCGGTCAAGAACTCTTCACGAACTTCCCCGCCGCCGCGTCTGTGAACCCGTCTCTCGGCAGGTCCATCCACCACGAACCCTGTCCCGTGGAGGCCCGAGCAGTCGGCATCGGCGTCAGCCCGACCATCTGATGCGGCTGGAGTTGGCGATGCTTTCCCCCGGCCTGCCGCGTGCGACAGCCTGGGCAACAGGTGAGGCCCGCACGCGCTTCAGCCGCGGTCAACAGACGCGGACACATTGCACAACGCACCGTTGGGGCATCTCCGGGGTGATCCGTCATGAGCGAAACAGCCGCGCGCACAACACCCACCAACCCACGGCGATGAGCACGATTGACCACAGCGGTGGATGATCGATCATCGTGTCACCGCATGAATGTGGAAATAAATGGAGCCGCGACGGTTCCAATAGCCCACGCGATCACGGCAACAGCGGCTATCGCTGGAAAGATCAAAAGCATCGCACCGCGCGTGACGTACGTGCCGACCGCAAGAAGCGCAATGACCCCCACGATCAGCAAGATCATCACGCCAATCAGTATGGACTCGGCAATATCAACGCTCATCGCCTCGCTCCCGTTACCCGCCCCGCGTCCGGCTCCCGTGCCTGATCAGCCATCAGCGTGGAACCTGAGTGGCTTGAGCCGCCGATACGTTGGCTAACCGCTCCATACGGATCAAGTTTTCGACACGCTTCCATGCCGTTTTCTCGGCTTCTTGCGGGCTGCCCGCGCCTTGTAGACGAACTATCACCGAAACACGCACGTTATAGAGATTCATCCCTGTCTGCTCACTCATGCCGTGTCGCCCTCCGCTGAAGGGGGTGTATCGGCTACATGCAGCGCAATCATTCGCACCAACTCGCGGCCTTCCTCTGTTGAACACGCGCACGTTGCCAAGTGCCGCCCGATATACCACGCCTGTTGATCGCGCTTGCCGATGCCCCACGTATCCATGATGCGCGCGGCTTCAACGAAGAACTGCGCCTGCTGGTCATCATCCATCTTGCAGAACTCCACCGCCAGCGGACGCACTGCTGAATCCGGTAAGGTGTCCCCGAGCGCGGCCAAGAGCCGATCTGCCTGCGTTCGTAACTCGACGGCAATGTCTCGAATCTCCTTGGTCTGCTCAGGCATCCTCGCTCCCCTCTGGCGCAGGGGCGGGAGGGAGAGGCATCCAGTGGGTGGGATAGCCCGCCGGATTACGGACGGAATCTTCCCATCGTCCAGAACGTCTCAACCATCGCACCGCCATCCCACCTTCGCGATAATAGACAAGCCATTGGCCTGGCTTCGCGGTCGCGATCGGCTGCCACTCGCTCATCGACATCTCCTGCATAGCCATCGGCCTAGCCAATCACGGAGTTGCCCAATCGGAGTCATCCGCCCACAGACGGCACAGCGCCAGTGCGTGAGTGCGCTCATGGCTGCGGCGCTCCGGTGATCGCGGTGAGCTTATCCCGCCACTTCGTCAACATGCGAACCTGATCCTGCTCATCGGCTGACAAGGCGCGGGTCGGGCGCTGCAGCACAGTCAGCACGGTTCCCATTTCCATGGCCACGGCCCGCACCTGATCGGCGAGGGAGGGGGAAGGAGCCGGGAGGGAGCTTAAAAACGCATCGCCCACTGGTGATGTGTCCTGCCTGCTTCGGGTATCCGGCAGACTCCCTCCGGCTCCATCTTGATCCACGCCTGCGAGGGCGTCGGTGAATCCGCAGTTCTTTGGGTTGCATGCGTCATCAAAACCGCAGGAACATGGTTTTCTCGTACGGCCCACACAACTATTCGTGTGCCGACCACGGCTATATGTGAAACGATACCCGCACACACACACGAATTGATCGCACGTCAGCTTATGCTTCCCATAGGTTCGCAGCGCCTCGGCTAACTGCGCTTCACGAGGGGTCATTGTTGGGGCTCCATCCGCTCCTGTGAGGACCGCAGGGCCTTCCTGGCCCAATAGTTCGTCCTTGAGCGCCGCTTCGAGGGTGGTGAGGAGAGCTTCGGCCTGCTTGCGTTGTGCTTGCGCGTCACCGGCATCATTGAACGCTTCGACAAATGAAGCATTGGAAGCTCGGCATCCTTTGAGTTCACGTTCCAACTTGGCTACCTGCTCCTCCAGCGCGCGGCGGGAGGCCGTTGGATATGGCTGCCTGTCATGGGCGACAGCCAGATCGCGTTCGGCGGTGAGGGCGTCGAGATTGGCCAGCACCGGCTGAAGTGCAGCTAACAGCGGCTCACGCTGCCCGTGCGCGACATTCGCTTTAATCAACTCCACAATCTGCGCTCGCAGGGCCGCGACCGCCGCGTCAGTCATAAGTGCCAACCTCAAACTGGGTCGTCTGCAACTGCGGCACGTCCTCGCAGAGCTTCTTCCACGTCTCCATCGTCATAATGACGACTGGTTCACTGCTCGCGCCGAACGTCCCAAGCACAGGCGATCCAGTCTTACGAAATGGACAGTGCATCACCCAAATCCGCCGCAGGGCCGCGACCGCCGGGGGATTAGACGTTTTCGGCATTCGCTAATTCCAAAAGAATTTCAGCATGGCAGGGAACCTTATTGCCGTCTTTGTCAACGAGTGGGCACCAGCACGCGAGGTCTTTGCCTCGTAACTGCCGGATCTCAGCAGCTTGCGGCGGAAATCCGAACGTTACATCGCCGCGCTGCAACCAGAACCGATACCGCTCAATGGCTTGTTCATGTGAACCAACCAGCGCTACTGGAAACGGATTCCCGAACTTCGTCGGCCGTCCCACATACACCGCGTTATCCGGCATCCGCCAGCCCTTCGTCCGCTGCCGCTGAATCCGCTTTGGCATCCTCCTACGCTCCCCCTCGATCCGAGCGTCAGCGGGCATCAGCTTCAACCAGAGGGGGATTAGACAGGCTCATCACAAAGTTCCTCAACCATTTGCATCCGTCGCCCGATCCAGGCCATCACTGGTACCGCCATTGAATTGCCGAGCGCCTTGTAGCGCGGGCCATCGGCCGCCAACTTGCCCCGATATGGAATCAGCGTGTAGTCGTCGGGAAAGCCCTGGAGGCGTTCGCACTCCCGTGGGGTGAGGCGACGAACCTGTATCCGGTGCATCACAATGCCGGGGTCGCCGTGCCGTCCTGTAATCGGCGGTGCCTGCTCCACGCGATAGCCAATGTCCGTATCGCCAGCCGTGTTCGCAAAGGCCACGGCTCCGACGCCGATGCCTGCCCGCCCGCCGTTCGGCGTCAGAATCGCGTTCGCTACGCCGTCCTGCCGATACTCCAAATCGTGCGAGCCGTCACGGCCACGAATCGCCAGCGTGAACGGATGTTCGTGCATCGTGCCAGCGACGTCCGGCTTGCACTGGCTCCGATTCGCGCGGCTTGTGACTTGCCGCTCATCGAAGCACGCGACGAGCGGCGTCCCGCGTCCGGTCCCATCCTCCGACGCATCGAAGCCGTCAGCGCGGAGTGAGTGGGCGACTGGAATCATGTAACCAGCCGCAGCATGGTCTGCGCTGTTTGACCATCCGCCGCCGCCACTGTTCGCCTTCAGGGTTCCGGCCACGTCAAAGGAACCCCCAATCGGAATCAGCGTCTCGCTCTCCGCATCGATCCGTCCCATCGCGCCCGCGTTCAGGCACAGAGCCACAGAAGGAAGATTCGTTCGTTCGTTCGTTCGTTCGTTCGTTCGCAATTAACCCGCCATCGCAGTCGAAGTCGGTCCCGAGGCCACCGCCTCCAGTGCTGCGGCTAGGGACGGTGGGAGCGACTTCCCCCGCTTCGCGGCACGGCGCAGGATGCCCCGACAGGCTTTCGCGCTCAAAAAGAACCGCAGCGGCACGTCGCCAGTCTCCAAGATGGCCGACAACGAACACGCGCGCCCGTCGCTGGGCCAGGCCGAAGTACTGAGCGTCCAGCACTCGGTAGGCGAACCCATACCCGAGTTCTGCCAACCCTCCCAGGAAGGCGCCCAGCGCCCCTCCGTCGTCCGCTGACAGGACGCCAGGGACGTTCTCCCAGACCACCCAGCGGGGCCGATAGCGGTCAGCGATAGCAAGATACGTGAGGGCGAGGTTGCCACGCGGATCATCCAAGCCTTTACGGAGTCCGGCGACGGAGAAGGACTGGCACGGAGTTCCGCCGACGAGAACATCGACGGTTGCATCAGGCCAGTCGCGGAACTTGGTGATGTCGCCACAGTTCGGAACCTCTGGATAGTGATGGGCCAGCACGGCTGAGGGAAACTTCTCCACCTCCGCAAATGCCACAGCCTCAAAGCCAAACGGACTCCACGCGACGGAGGCCGCTTCAATACCGCTGCACACGCTCAAATACCTGAGTCGTCCCTCCGTCATCGCGCCGCCTGTCTCAGCCACCCAACGCTTTCGGTTTCCGTAAACCGCTGAGGTCGTCAGTACTGAAGACGCTCAAGTACCTGCTCCTTCACGGCGAGTCCATGAATAATCATTCGCTGAAGGCCACAGCCCAATTTCGCTAACTCCCAATCCTCCCAAATTGGAATCCGTAAATACTTCTGATACCGACGCTTTAACCATGCCTTAATCCACCGTTTCCGCTGTGCGACTGTCCAGAGCCCACGAGCTCCAAGAGCCGAATTGCACTCATGGCAGGCTCGAACTTCTACAAACGGATAACGGTTCCCAAGTTGAAGATCCGTGATAGCGGTGCGTGCGACCAGCGGAGGCACATGATCGATGGTGGCAGACGGGAGTCCGCAATACTCGCAAGCCACTTCAGCCAACGCAACACTTGCATCCTTCCCGTGATGAGCTTTTGACCGGCATGTGCTGGAACAGAATCGATGCCAGGACCGTTTGGCCCAGAACGGCGATCCACACACGAGACAAGCACTTTGACGTTGTAAGGCCATTGATGCAGCCAGAACTCGTTTGCACGCATTCTAGCACTATCCTGACAACAATCTGTTGGGTTCATTTTCATGCTGAAAGTGCCCTTCCCGCGACCGCCTGAATCGTGATCTGGATGCCAGGCTCGCCACCCCACCACTTCCGCACGTGCAGGTCGACGACCGCGTTGTCGTCCTCGAGGAAACGCAGCGCCACGAGCCGGTCCTCGGTTATTGGCACGGGAACACTTGGGACATCGGCTGTGATCGCTTCGATCCGTCTTTCTTTTCGATCAGGATGAAGTATTCGATCAGGCCGCGCTTGGCGCCTAACATGGCTAGGATCGGTCGCGCACCGGCCGTTGTCGCCACGTCCATTAATTTGTTCCATTCCACAACGCCTAGCGCGCCGTGACGCTTACATTGCACCATCCACACCTCACCAGGGCGAATCGCAAGTATGTCGATCGGGGTCTTCGATGCTGGTGATCGCTGCGCCCAGAATCCGACCTTCCGGAGTTGATCACGGACTGAGTATTCGAACTGCCGACCCCGCCGGTAGAGACTTGTGCGCGGCTGCTTCGACTCCATGACCGATTCCCACTCATCACCGAAAAACTGCTTCATCGTGCGGGAGAATCCGAGGTCGTCGTAGCCCTTCCGCTTACACCACGCGATCAGACCTAAACTGCTCCCTTTGAACTCCGTCCAGACAGCGGCGGCATCCTCTTCCGGCATATAGCGCCACACCGAGAGATACCGCTTAGGACGGACCGGATTCGTGAGGCCAAGTTCACCGGCTTTCGAACACACCGACGTCTTGAGCGTGCAGAGTTTCTTTGCCAGCACATTAAGCGTGCCGTTCGCAGCGTGCGTCTCGTATTCGCGGAGTAGAATTTCAAGGTTTTTAGGTGTCCACACGCGCTTGTTCGGCTTCACTAACCCTGGCCGATGCCGTTGAAGACGCTCATGGACCGAGCCGCCGCGAATACCAAACCGCCGGCCGACGGTGTAACAAGACCCCGTCTCCAGATAGGCCTCTTCAAGCTCTTCAACGCTGACTATTTCGCTCATATCGATTTCTACTTCCCGACCCGCACGATGCGCTTCGCATGGTGCGAGGTACGCGGCGGGACGCACGTGAGATGGAACGTTAAAGAATTGACGGCTAAGCCTGATTGAGTCTCAACCGGTAACGTCATGCGGGCTCCGACCAGTCTGACGACGCTGGCGGCAGGCTCAACGGCTGCGACCCTACGCCGAGTTGCGCCACTTTCTCCTGCCGGCGGTACCAGCAGGGGCACCGCTCGACCTTCGCGCCGTCAGGGTGTGTCACCGTCCGCCAGCCGCGTTGCATCTCACACTCACAACAGCCGTCGTATTCCCCGAGCGCTTTGATCATCTCGAGCCGGACGACCTCCGCATCGGCCAGGAGTTCCGCCACCTTTGGGAACCACTGCCGCGTCGCGATGGCGCGTTCCACCATCGGCTGCAGGACTGGTACCAGCACAACTTCAAGGGCTTTGTCGTAGATGCGAACCTTCGCGTCTGACAAGTCTTTAAGCGAAAAGGCTTCCGCCAACATCGCAATCGCCACGCCCCGTTCGCGCTCGGCAAGGGTCATGGCTTCTCCAATACTCGGAACACCGTCGCCGCCGCTTCGCTCATCACGCGCTGCGCCTGGGGTTCAACCTCGTCTTGCCATCGGCCCTGATGAAGCCACGTCCTCGGATGCGGGATGAATTGGCCGCCGTCCTTCTGCCAGTTCGGTGAAAACTTTTGGGCGTTAACAGCCGCGATTATCGCCTCAGTTAGCGCCGCGTCAGGAGCGTGTTTAAGCCACTCCTTCAACGCCGCGTCTTTGCCGACCTTGCGAGGATAGACGTCCCAGAAGGCGTCGAACCGATCGCGTAAGCGATCAAGGGTTTTTTCGGAACCGGAACCAGAACTGGAGATAGGAACCGGAACCGGAACCGGAGGTCGCAGTTGGTTACCTATGTCGTTACCATCATCGTTACCAACCGCGTTACCGCTTCCGTTACCTTGTACGTTACCTTGTCCGTTACCACGGTTACGGTAGTCGCGTTGCTTCGTCGCCCGCCGTTTTGACTCGCTGATAACCCCGTCGAGTGTCTCGTTATGCCAACCATCTGGGTATTCGACAAACCGTGCCATGACGTTATTACGGACCCGCTTCCAGATAAAGGCATCGCCACACGCCTTCGCCAGGATGCGCTCGTCGAGCGGGAGGGCCCCGCCGCGGAGATGCGCCTCGTCAAGGAGGTTGCGATAGGCGCCCTGCTCTTCGACCGTCATGTCCATGTAGGCGGAACTCTTCCGCCAGCGGTCGATCCACCACCAGAGCGCATTTAAGTGCACGGCACGACTCGCACAGGCTTACCTCCCGTGGAAAGGAAAAGACGGCTGGGCTCTCCAGTGAGGTAAGCACCGAAGACAAAGGGCAGCCAACCGGCCGGCAGGCCAACCACCCAGCAGAACGGTTCTACCACCAAACCTCATTGGTGCCAACATCTTTTTGGGTCTCAGGCGTCCGCGAGGGTTGCTTCGGGCTCTAACACGCCCGGGTGGCCGTCCGCCTGCGGCGACGCGAACACGGTCTGGTCCGGTTCGAGCCGCATGATGACCCGGTCCCCTATGGCAAATAGCGTATCGATGCCAGGGCGCAGCGTCATGAACAGAATGGCGCAAAACGCCCCTTCCTGGTTGTTGTCAGACACAATGGTCAGCCGCTGGGACTCGTGCCCAGAGACGTTGGTGAGCTCCACACCCTTCACGCGCATCGCGATTCGGTCGTTCATGTCGCGCCCTCCTTGTTATTGATGGCCCACGTAAAGGCCGATTTTCCAGTGATCACGCTACGTACACGCCTCTCTTGACTCGCTGAATCTCTCCATGTCGCACTAGCCGCGACAACCGTCTTCCTGCAGCCGTCGACCATAACCGTGACCTTCGCGTATGCGCCTCTAGGCGTCGAACCAATCACACGCCCTGCCCACGTCAATCGGCCAGGCTCAGTCCGGCGAATACGACCAAGAGAACTGGCCTCGTATCCTAGGTATCCAGGAATAGGCCGCCATTCTTCATGCGCTACTTGGCTTTCCACGTGTACACCCGTCTCTTTGTGATTGAACAAATCCGTTTCTGGTATCGCTCAACAAGATCGTGTTTCTCAGCCTCGTGAAGCCTTGGACGTACGGCATTTATGTCAAACGCTGCACCCTCTTCCGCCATCGATCGGTACAACTCATAGGCCGTGGGCCACACTCGGTGCACCGCCCAGAACCGCCGGAGCCCGATGAGGACCGCCTGCTCCCGGGCCGGTAGGGTGTCCGCGAGTTCCCGGTAAACGCTGAGGGAGGTCGCTGCAATCTGCTTCACAACCGGCCGCGGCGCAAACGTCTCAGCCACATCGGCGGCCGGTTCCGGGTTCATGATGTCGAAGAGGGTATCGGCGTGCTTCAGCATCCGGCCGACTCCGAGGCGAACAGCGGCGCGACAGCGCCGATCCGGCGTTCCGCAATGGCGATGTATTCCGCTTCACGCTCGATCCCGATGAACGACCGCTGCTCGTATCTGCAGGCCATCCCCGTTGTCCCTGAGCCCATGAATGGATCAAGACAGGTGCCGTTGATCGGCGTGACGAGCTTCACCAGCCAGCGCATCAACTCGACCGGCTTCACCGTGGGATGAAAGTTCAAACCGCCGCCAGTGCGCCCAGCCCCAGCGCGCGGGTTGTTGAGGCCAGCGCTGCCGTCCTGTCTGTCCGTGCATTCGCCAGCGGTGCGCGTGGCGAGTCCGCCGCAGCCGTAATCCCGTTCTTCGCGGGAGGGTTTGGCGACGTAGTAGAAGCGGGATGCTCCGCCGATACTGCCGTCGTGCGGCGCTTCGGCCTTCGTGCCTTCAAACGCGCCGTACACGTTCCGCGTCTTGTCGGTATGGCGCTCGCCTGAATAGCTGCCACTCACCAGCTCCCCGCTCTGTTCGTCCAGCACCATCGCCGCGCCGCGTCTAACCGTCCTTCCTGTCGGCTCGAAATACTCTAGCCAGCCGTGCGGGATGCTTGATTCCAGAACTTCGAGAGTTCGGCCCTGAGCCGTTCGTTCTCCCCGCGCAGCTTCCTCAACTCGCGCACCAAGGATTGATGCGTCCGTTTGTGGGTAGCGTTGTCGTGAAGTTCCAGATTGCGATAGCGGTTGTCCTGCTTGTTGCCGTTCCGGTGATGCACCACCTCTGCGGGCAATAACGGGCGCCCCAACTTCCGCGCCACCACGAGACGATGCTCCGGTATGTATTGGTGATCGCGCTTTCCCACCATCGGTGCGAATAGCCGCTGCTCCTTCTCCGGCAGGGTCGTAATCAGCACCATCACATAGCCGCGCGCGAGATGCGTTCCGCCCTTCCATTGCGAACTGGCCGGCCCCCGCAGCCCCGCCGCGATCTTCGTCCGGCGCATTTTGGCGATCGAGTCCGGCCGATGCTTCCTGCCGAACATCGGATGCTTGGAGCCCGTCTGATTCGCGCTCATCCAGGCCCAGTAGCAAGCCTTCTTGCAGAAGGACGCCTTCCCCTGTTTCACTCGGACCGGATACGTCTCGAAGGAAGTTAGGCATTGCCGACAGATCGCCGTAACCATTGAAGTACTCCCTGATAACGCGCCCAGCGTCACCAAGGATATTGTATCTCAAACGTAATACTTGTTCATGCCATTCGTCCAGCGCGACGTTGGCAGGCCAGCGGCCGAGATCCATGCGTCCGACATAGCCGTCGATGGACTTTTGCACGTCACCAGTGCGCGCGAATGTGGACGTGCCTTGCAGTCCGTTATGGCTTGTTCTTTGCGCTGCTGCTGCTGCTGCTGCTGCTTGATCCTCGTCTGAGGCAAATTCAATTCTGCAGGCGTCGATGTTTAGCGCCCCGGTGCCGTGCTGCTCGACGTTCGCAGCTACGGTGCCGCGGAATGGCTTCCTGGCGATGGCGATTGGTTCGTACGATGGTTTAAGAGCCGTCCCGAGACCGGCTGGAACCACAGGTTTGCCGCACCGACCGCAAGGCGTCCACCTTCGTGTAGCTTGTGGCTCTGATTCGTCGGCCAGAGCGACAGATTGATGCGCTCGTTCCGGCGCGTGTTGTGGTCCTCGTGATGCACCACCTCGCGGCGCGTCAAGGACCTGCCGACCCATCGCGCCATGACGATCCGGTGCTCCATTACGTAACCGTCCGACCTCGCCATCGCGCCGAACTCCGGCGGGCACCTGACATACTTGGGGCCGATGTAGTTCCCCTTGTTCCGTTTGAACGTGACGCCGCCCTTCCAAGCCGGATTCGACGCTCCGTATTGGGGCTGACGCCTGCGACCCTTCATGTTTCCGGAGAACCTGATCAGGTGTTTCGCTCTGAGTGTCCCGTTGCACCGCCGGGAACATACCGGCGTCGTGACTCGCGCTCGATGGCTTAGCGGCCGATGAAAAGCCGTCCCGCAGACCGCACACGTCGTCTCCGGCGGCGTCTTCCTGCGTGGATAGGTCCTGGACGCCAGCGAGCACGGCATCGAACAATACCGATTCCGCGTCGCCTGATACCTCGTCTTCGGCATCCACTCCAGGCGGCAGTGTTCGCAGGTTTTTAGTGGCATCACATTGACAGAATCGTGGATCAGCACTGACGTTGAGGCTTTTTGGAAACCCCTGACCGAAACCCCAGAACAGCATAGCGTCCCTGATCTCAAAGCCAGCCTCCTCGAGCCCACTCATCATGCGGTGGTGCGAGCGCGGCGCCCCACACACGACAATGTAAGCCCCAGGTTTCAGCACGCGGTACGCAGCCCGCGCCCAATTCGCCGTCCAGGCCTGGAAGGACTCTTGCCCAGCCAAGGTCCTGTCGTATTCGATCTGACTCGGTGACACAGCCGGTGAACGACGGCGCCCGTGAAGGTTTGGGTTATCCGACACAATCGGCTGCTCATAGCGTTCGGACTGCGCGACCTCTCCAGGCTTGAACGTGTCCCATTCCTTTCCCATGAACCCGATCCCGTAGGGCGGATCCGTCACGCAGGCGTCGATTGAGGCATCCGGCAACGTCGCCATCTGCGCAATGCAATCGCCTGCCAGGATCGTTACCTGCACGTAGGACACCCAAGCGCCGGATTGGTCGCATACACCGTCCGCCGGCAGCAGCGCCACGTGACGAGGCGGGCCGCGAGTTGGTGGTCGTCGTAGGAGATCATCGCGGAAACTCCCTCACCCTGAGATCCTCCGGCCACTCGGCCATGTCGCCGCCCTTGCGATCTTTTATGAGCCAGTCGAAGTAGGAGCCCGGCGCATGCTCGCTCTCACCGTCGTATTCCGCGATGGGCTTCGACCCGACCTGCTTCACGAACACCGGAACACCAGCGGCCTTGCACTGCTGGACGAGGCTGCGCGCCCACGCCAAGTCGAACGGTCGCGCTCCTGGCCCGCTCTCGCCGCCGACGATCACCCAATCAAGCCACGGCCGCGCCCATTCCAACGCCGGCCCGGTACCATCACGGGCCGACTGCTCCCCAATCCAGTGGTCGTACAGATGCACCGGCCCGAGCAGAGGTTCAGCGCTGATGAACCGGACGGTCGCCGGCGTTCGTAGGAGCAACGGAATGCGCTCGTTCGCGAAGTGCTGGTTCTCCACGGAGACACCGAGCCAGACGTTCTTCGGCGGCCACGCGCCCATGTTGTGCAAACAGGCATCGAGGTCCAGCCAGTCACCGTGCGCGTCGTGGATCTTCATGGCGACGTCCTCGCTGACGCGCTTCATCCGCGCGAGCGTGATTTGCTGTCCGGCCTTCTCGCCATATGCCTCTGTGAACGTCTCAGCGCCAGCAGGCTCGTTCACCCACTGCATGAACGCCAGCATCCTCTCCGGCCGCTTCGTGAGCACCTGGAAAGTATGACGCTCGCAGTAGGCCATCACCGCGAAGACGGCGGCGATGAACTCGAACGGCACGCCCTCGTGGAACAGGTCCGACATGCTGTTGACAAAGATGCGCTGCGGCTTCCGCCAGGACAGCGGCTCGACCAGCGCCGATTCAACGGTGCGAATCTTCCCGGTCCACTGTGGCCCAGCCTTCGTCTGCTTCGTCAGGCCCTCGTAGGCTTTCCCCGGGCCCCTGAACCGATGCGCCTGCTTCATCGCGTAGCAGTTCACGCAGCCTGGCGAGACGACGGAGCATCCACGTACTGGATTCCAGGTGCGGTCCGTCCATTCGATCGACGTGTTCGCCGTCATCAGAGCTGCTCTAATAGCCGCCCTTCGTGCCCGACTTCTTCGTGCCCTTCTTGCCGCTTTTACCGCTGTAGGTTTTTCCCATCGCACTCTCCTTTTTTTAGGGACTTATATACATGACTCCCTCGGAGCCGTTTTCATTCGCTGGTAGCTGTCCTTCATGTCCTGCCACGTCCACCCGGCTTTATGGAGCAGAGTCGTGAACATCTCCGTGACTTCTGGACACTCTTCCACTTGCTCGATCGTCTGTTCCTGCTCGATCATCTGCTCCGCGTAGAGACACGGGATGCAGACCGCGCCCGAACGGTGCTTACCGAACGCGGTATCTCCGCCGATGACGTCGGTGTAGTGGTTCGGACAGAACGCATGTCGGCACTTGTACCGACGCGCCGCGGCTGTCCTAGGCGATGGAGTCATCTATGTAAGCCCCTTTTTTCAGAACCGCCCAGACAGCACGAGCCACGCCCCTACGGTGACGCCGAGAATAGAACCGTGGAGCCACGCGAAGACGATGTGGATCACTGGACGCCCTCGCACCACTGCATAGGTACCTCGAGGTACGACGCGACAGACTCTGGCGCATCCGCCCGCGTGAGCCTGACGATGCAGTGCCCGGTGGTGCCGATGTACTGCACGTCCCGCTCAGCGAAGAACCCCGGCGCGGCTTCAAACCCCGCCGTTCGGTAGCCGTCCGGCAGCGACGTGTTCACGGTCGCAGGGGCGACATTCCGCGCCCTGTTCACGTTCCACGCATTCACGCTCCAGAGCGCCACGAAGAGGACTCCGAGCAGGACGAGCAGGACGTCACGACGAGACATTTACGCCTCCACCGCCACGGCCTGCACCGGGAACTCGCCCTTGAGTGCCATCCGCAGAATCTCGCGCGTGTCGGATGGGCACCAGTCGGCCTTGGCCACCCACTCCATGTAACTCCGCTCCACAATCCTCAGCGGAACGCCTTGATGCTTCCCGAATCCGAATGCCGCGTCCCCGTCCTTCCAGCGCAGTTTCCCTTCCTTATCGAGCCACGACGGATCGCGCCCGATCTCGTGGAGCGCGTCGAGGTCGCGCGGGAGGTCGTCATAGCGAGCGAATTGCCCCACGACGACTCGTAACGTGGCGATCACGTCAGCAGTCGTGCCGTGAGCATCCTCATGGTCGACGCCACAGTAGAACCGCATGGCGGCGGCGAGGTCCCGCGGCTCGCGCTTGTGGAAGATGTCGCAGGCGTCGATCAGACGTGCCCCTTCGCAGGGGTTTGGTAGGCCCACGCGGCGGCACTCGTTCGCGATCAGCTTCACGTCGAACCGGCGATGGCGGAAGCCGATGAGGTCCGCGCCAGCGAAGAGTAGGCACGCCTGACGCGCCACCGTCCCGAAGACCGGCTGGTCCTTCACCTTCTCGTCCGTGATGCCGTGGATGTCGCTGGCGTCCTTCGGGATCGGGCGCCCCGGGTTGACGAGCGCGTGCAGGCTTTCCGTCTCAGCCGTCGTCGGGTTGAACCGGGCGACCGTGATCTCGACGATCCGGTCCTGCTCAACGTTCACACCGGTTGTCTCGAGGTCGAGCACGGCGAGCGGGCGCATCGGATTGAGCACCGTCGCGAGCGTGGTCAGCAATTCCCCGATGGCGGCGTGCTGGCTGTCGTTCATCGCTGTTCTCCTGGCCGTCGTTGGCACTTCGCACACACCGGCAAGTTGCACCCGTTGACATGACTGCATCCGCACGTCCACCGGTCCTCCAGCATGAGCACGGTGATCTCGTAAAGCAGTTGCCGTTGAAGCTCTAGGGCCTCACAAATCAAGCGCGTGTCGTCGGTCATCGCAATTGATACGCGGCGCGACTCCTCGCGGCGGCGTACTCCGACTGGTAGTGCTCGGCGATCGGGCCATTGCCGAAGCGCATAACCACGCGCGCGCCGCAGCCATCGCACGCGAACTCGTCGCACGACCACACCTTGTAGGCATCGCCGCGGCTATCTAATTCCTCGACGATTTGGCCGGTCTTGATCGACTTCATGAACAGACCGCACCGCGAGCAGGCGACACAGGAACTTGTCGGCATGGCTATCCCCTTGTCCTGACCGTCCCCGCATCAAACACCGCAATTCCTGGGACGAGTTTCGCAGCCCCCGGCCCCATCGCCTTGACGATCTTCGTGATGCCGCTTTCGTCTGGCACCATGTAATCCCGAGGGATCAGGCTCCGGATGCGCGCCTGCTGCTCACCGGTCAACTTCTTCCACGGGATCGTCTCGCCCAGCTCGTTCGGTACCGTCCCGACAAAGTGCCACTTGTAATTGGCCTGGCTGCTGACGCCCTCGACCTCGACGGTCGTATCCGGCAGCACCACGGTCGGGAGCGGCGCCGCGATGGCTTGCTCCACGATTTGCTCGGCCATCTCCGGCGCCGTCTCCGACAGCGCGGCGGCTTCCTCAAGCGCCTGCGCCTGCAACCGCTGCCGTTCCTCTTCGGCGATCTTCCTGGCTTCTTCCTCGCGCCGCCGCTGCTCGGCCTGCTCGAACCGGTAGACCTCGCCGTTGAGCACTTTGCGGAGGTCCTGAATCGGCTTGAGCTGCTCGGTCTCCTTGGCGACGATGGCCTTCCAGGCGTTGTACGAGGCGCCCTTGATGTCTCGAAAGAACGTAACAACGCGGTCTTCCGCCTTCTTCAGGAGCGGTAGCGACTCCTTCGCCCGCCGGCACGTCTCCAGATCCGTGACCTTCGTCGGGATGTTGGCGAGATGCGCCTGCACCTCCGTGCTCAGCGCCTTGGCTTCCTGCTCTGGCACGTTGAAGGTGATGTGCGACACGACGTCGCTGACCTGCGTGAACTCCGCGACGCCGGCCCGGGCGGTCATACGCCCCTCAGCGGCGACGAAGGATCGGTAGCCTGCCGTGCCTTGGCCTGACCGGTCTGCGCGCCTGTATCACCCTGCGGGATCGGGATGCCTGGCGGCGGCAGCATCGGAGGAGCGGCCTGCAGCGCATTCTGCATCTCAAGGAACGTGGCGTAGGGCACGACGACCGCCAGCGGCAGCGGACCATCGTGGACCACGAGCGTGGCCGTGAACTCCTTCTCCTTGCGGAGTTGGGTGATGGAAACGTGACGAATATTTGGATCGACGTACGGCATCTTGTTCATACGGCACTCATTTCATGTTGTGGGGTTACTGACGACCTACGGCGTGGATGACGGAGTCGGCGAAGCGAGTCCCATTCACGCGCGCACGGCTTACAGTACGGCGCTCGAATGCGTCCACCACCGAACTCAGTTAACGGTTTGCACTGTGTGCATCGCGGGCAAATCCTGTCGGTGTTTGGATTTCCGCCGGCTCGCGCAACCCTCGCTCGGACATGTAGGAGCATGTGGTACTCGTGGTCCTGACAGATCACAAGGTTTCGGTTGGCGTTGTCCCTGCGGTGCCCATTGACGTGATGAACTTCAGCCGGCGCCGCGAGAGGTCTGCCTAATGCGCGCTCAGCGACGACGACATGTTCCCTGCGACTTTTACCAACGCGCACGTACGATGGATGATCGACAGGGTTGCGCTTGAACGTGCTCAGGCACGCATTCGACGAACAAAGCCGCTGTTGTGGATGTCGCGAGGTCGCGATAAACGGAGTCTTGCAGACGGCGCAGAGCCGTGGCTCACGAAATGGCGGCTTTCGAGTAGCGTTGTGACCAACGACGAAGCGGCGGTACTCACCCTTGCGATAGCCGTTGCCGGTCTCATCAACAACGGTAGTCTGTTGACCGCAGCCGCACTGACACAAGCCAAGAGGAATCGTCATCGTTCATCGCCCCATGCGATCGGCTGTGCCGGCTGTCGCGCTTGGTCGTTGACCACCGACAGCGCATTCAAAAACATCGAATAATCGCGGGGGTCCGAGTACATGGTTTCCTGTGCGATTCGCCCGTCCTTTCGAAGACGAATCGCCCGGCGCCGAATCACTGGCGCCTTCACAGATCGAATGATGGCGTCGAGTTCAGGGTCGGTCGCACGCATCTCCAGCACGGCACCGAGATACGCGGCGAGTTGCAGGTTGCTCGCAACCATTTCGACATCGCCAGACTTGAAGTCGTCTATTGAAAGAAACCCGTCGTGGTGAAGCGCGAAGAGGTCGAGCGTGCCCGCATACCCATGGCGCGACCAGACACGGAACTCCGCGCGGTACGGTTGCTTGACGTGCTGCTGGACATACAGCCGGCCCGATTCGATGTAACCCGCGTAGGCCGGATCGATGGAGGATTCATCGAGGTCATCCTCGACTAAATACTGTAAAAGCGCGTGAATATCCGACCCTCGCTTGCGCGCGACTTCGAGCACACGCAGGCGCTTTTCCATCAGGACCAGCGCCTCAACCCATGTGATCGCTTTCTGCTCGGCCTTCTCCGCGATGTCCTCGACAAGCCTGATGTACCTCGTGGCCCTCAAAACCTGCGTCACCGACGGCACCACGATGTTGTTGAGCCGGTAGACGTGGGCGTCCGCTGAGAAGACGAGCGGGCAGGCGGCGGTCGTCACGCTGAGAGTTCCTGGCGCAGCCCACTCCACGCGATCCAGCACCGACACCGCACGGCCCGTCGTGTGCCCCTGTCGTCCGATCGCCACACCCAGCCCGGGGTATCCGCACACTCGGCACACGGGTCAAAGCCTTGCGCACTCATCGACCGCCGCAAGGCTGCAGCAAAGGATTCCAGGTCGGCCTTGTAACAGCCGTGCCGGTCCACCACGGCCGTGAACTCCTCGATGTCATGCTTCCGGACACGGTACACGCGCCGACCGCGCTCGTCCTCGAGCGGTTCGCCGTTCGCGTCCAGCTTCAAGGCGGCGTGACAGAGTTCGTGGTCGAGCAGGGCTCGGCGCTGAAGCTCCGTGACATCGTCCGCCCGCCAGAACCAGCGGGCCAGCAGAATGATGAAGTCGAACTCGGAAAGTTCGCGGTCGAGATCCGACGCCTTCTTGCACTTCCCGAGCGTGACGCGGCCGTCGACGTCTGGTTTCCAGGACGTACACCACCCCAAGGCAATCCGCGCCTGGCGCAGATCCTCGTGGAACGACTCCACCAATTCATCGAGCAGGGCATACATCGGCCCCCCGATGACGCTGTCACGCAGGATCAGCTCGTAGCTGACTTTTTTGGGCTTCGGGGCTTTGGCGCGACGGCTCATCCTTCTACCCGTCCTCTCCAGGCTGCCGCTCCCCGCGGTCAAAAATCTCGCCCATCGTCACCGGCGGCTCGGTCCTTACCGGCTCCGCGTCCGCGATCGACACGCCCGCGACGTTGTAGTACGTGCGGCCTTCTTTCTCCGCCTCGGTGTAGGCCAGTTTGACCTTGTGCGTGGAGCCAGCGAAGAGCTTCACATCAGCCCACACGGTGTCATCGAACGTCGTGAACTTCTGCTCGCCAACGTAGACCGCGTAGGGCTTCTTCTGCTCGAAGATTTTGCCGATGACCCCGATGACGACCTTGGCGTTGGCGGGGATCGGCTTCGCGGTCGCGGTCCCGGTGGCCGACTTCCGCTGCGGTTGCTTGGGCTCGGCCGCCTTCGGTGCATCCTCGCTGGCGATGGACTCGCGCAGTTCGTCGGTCAGGTCCTCGAGGTCCTGGGCGAAGATGTCAGATGCGCCGAGCGCCGTCAGGGTGAGCGCCACGAGCGCCCGCTTGGTCGCCATCTTGAGGATGGTGTTGGCGACGTCGGCCGGGGAACTCCGGATTTGCTTGACCTTGTACGGGGTCGTGCCCTTCATCCACTTCTCACGGCGCATCGCAGGATCGGTGTCTTCCCACTCCTGGTCGCACACCGGCTTGACCCAGCGATATTTCATTTCCGAAGACGAGCACTCCCCGATCATCTCGCCGACGACCTCGCCGCTGACCTGGTTGGTGCCGCGCATCGTGATGCGGTACCGCACTTCGTCTGGCGTCGACAAGTCCTCGATGCACGCCGGCGTCGCCGCGATCCGGAATGTCATCAGGAGCATCTCGGCGCCCGGCTTGTAGAGCGTGGGCTTGGGGGTGCCTGGAATCGTTCCGAAGTGCGTCCCCTCCCGCATCAACGCCTTCATGACCTCTTGGATCCGAAGGACGCGCGTGATGACTTCGGTGGTTTGCAGGACGCCACGGTCGATCATGGCCGTGCCGCTACGTTCAAGAGCTTCGGTTGTCATGCTGATCTCCTTGTAAGGTCTCCTGACCAGTGCGGTCGCAGGCGCTTGAGGCTCGTCTGCGGCATCGCGAGTAGGCGCGCGGACTCAGAGAATGAGATGCGGGTGCCAGCGATGGTTATGAGACGGTAGTAGCTCCGTTCCTTGCGTCGGTTCTTGGTCTGCTCACTGCGCGTCGCCCATCGGCAGTTCTCTGGCGAGTACTGGCCGTCGTTGTCAATGCGGTCAAGCGAGTGCTCAGGAGAGGGGCGACGTCCCATGTCTTCGAGGAATGTCTCAAACGATTCGCGCCATCGCTCGCACACGTAAATGCCACGCCCGCCATAGTGTTTGTACGACTTTGTCTTTGGGTTACAGCAACGGTCGAGCATATGCGCCCACGCCCTGTATTCAGGCGTCGTCGCACCCTTGACGGTGTCCCCATGCGTACGTGGCCGCGCAACGACTTCGCGCATGAGACATCCGCATGAGCGGACGCGACCAGCGCTGAGCGAGTTGCTGGGTACAACGGTTTCGACGCCACAATCGCAACGGCAGCGCCATCGGGCCTCACGACTCTTCGTGCGCCCAACGCATTCCAGCGCAGTCAGTCGGCCATATCGTTGAGAAGTCCGATCTATGAACATCTCAGCCATTCCTTCGCTTTATGCCAATCGCGACAACATTGCTTGACTCAGTGACTTGCGCTGGCCTTCGTGTTCGGCGTTGCGCGCGGAGTGTTTCGCACCAAACCCGCTCGCCGGCCCGGTCGGACTTGCTCCAGTCCATCGTGTCCATGTAGGCATCGCCGTCTTTGCGCCAGCGCGGTTCCTTGATGAGGGTATCGATCGGGTCGTGGCGGTTCGCGTACCACCGCGAGATCCGCCCCAGGCCGTAGAGCAGCGCGAAGGGCACGGCGAGACAGAGCGCCAACGGCACAAGGGTGCGCAGCGTCATACTTCTCGAATCGGCCCACGCAGGGGCGGCGTCACGGTTCCGTGCTCGTCCACGTGATGCACGTCACCGCTGATGTTTCCAATAATGTCGTCAACGATGTGCGCCAACGCGGCAATCGCTGCGCCTTGATTCCCGAAGTATTCCGCAACCGTGCGCCCGTTGAACGGCTTGCCGTCGAAGGCGCTGGCATCGTGCTCCATGTCCTCAGCGATCTCCTTCAGCACGCGCCTGATCTTGGTGAGGTGTTCCGGGTTCATCGTCGCTGCCCCTGCTCACCGGTCCAGTCATCGCCGTGCAGGTCGCTCACCCGCCGTGGCCGCTCGACGATCCATGCCCCGACCCCGAGCAGGCCGAGGAACGCGAGCAGAATCAGGAGTTCGCCCACCGTCAGACCCTCACTACATACTCGACGTAGACGGCAGACGAATGGCGCTGACGGATATGGCCGATCAGTCCGGTGAGTACGAAGCCGCCAATGAGGTCTCGTCCACACCAGCCGCACTCCACGCAATTGACCCACGGCCCGAGCAGGCTCAGGATCTTCATCACTTCTCCCGCCGTTCCCCGCGCGCTCCGTAGACGGCGGCGGCGATCGCGTTCCCGAGGCGGAGCCCAACCCGCCCATCGTCGTCCACCGCCACGCCGGTCAGCACCATGAAGGCCGCCCGCTCGCGCGCCTGCGCCTGCTTGGCGGCAGCAATGCTCTCTGGCGTAGGCCGTTCCTCAACACGATAGCGTCTCATGTGCGCCTCCTATTTCTGGATACGTAACGGACAGAGTTGCGTCGCGCGGATCGTGATCGCGGCCACACCTGAGACGCAGTTGTAGTAGCAGATTTTGTTCATGCCGCTTGTCCGTTCGCCAGACAAGAAGCAGGTCTCGCGACGACCCGCTGCCGAACCGATAGCCGGCACCGCTGCCGACACCACCAGCACTACGAGCAGTAGTCGAAACATCATGATTCGTCCTCCTCGTCCTCCACCCGCGTGCAACTCGCGCACTCGGCCTTCAGGCTGTTGATCGCTCGGCCGAGGGAGTCGGCCTGCAGCAGCGCGTCGAACTGCTCCTGACTTACGCCCTCCATCCGGTAGACACGGCCACCGCGGTAGCAGACTTCGACAATGCCGTCCTCGTAGCCGACGCTCTCGATGGCGGACGACTTGACTGGCGTGCGGTTCATGACAGTTTCTCCGTTGGAATATCGATGACCGTTCTGACAACCACGCCGGGTACTTCTTCGGCCTGCACGGCGAGGAGCTCACGCTGAAAGCGCAGATGCTCGACTTGCTTCACCCGCTGCCACGAAATTTGTTCTTGGTCCTTGAAGCCGCGCAAGAGGAATGACGGGCTGATGCCCATCTTGTCAGCCAGCCACTTCGGTTCGAGCCGCGCTCGGAGCATGGCCGCTTCAACCATCGCCCCGGATGGCGGCGTCATTTTCTGACGCGCGGTTTCGCCGTCGGCATCGCCATACTTCAAATTACGAAGTGGCACATCCAAGCGCACGTCCGGTACGGTTGAGCGCATGCCCATCTCAGCGCCTCCCCGCCACCTGCGCATCGTGCATAGAGGCGTCGGCCAAGTACTCGCGGATGATGATGGGAGAAAAGCGGAAGTGCCCGCGCTTGCTGAGCCTGGGGAGACTTGGAATCGGGAATCGGCCTTCCATCGAAAGCCTTCTGCCGTACCCGTACGAGATCCCGATCCGGCGGCACGCCTCGCGCAGGCCCACCGCCTCGTCACCCTGCAGCACGCGCTCGACGCGGCGCGGGCGGTGTTGGAGCACCTGGCCGCGTGGCGACGTCATTGAGTGGCCTCGGTCGGCAGTTCGAAGCCGAGTTCGGATTCGGTCACGCGCAGCGCTTTGGCGAGCTTCGCGCGTTCTTCTGGTGTCGGCTCGACGTGGCCGTTCTCAATGAAGGAGATTCTTGAGGGATTGATGTGGGCTTTCCTGGAGAGGGTGAGTTGCGTAACGCGTTGTTCGGCTCTCAAGACGCGCAGGCGATTCGATTCTGGTTTTCCCACGCCGGAGATATTTCCATATCAGAAGTAATTTTGCAACAGAATTATTTATTATCTGTAACTATTTGACTACGCTGACCTTATCGGACACGCTCTCGCTCGTGCGAACCTACGGCGAGCGTCTAAAGGCGCTACGAGACGCGCTCGGGTTGACTCAGGAAGCGATGGCCACCCGGATGGGGTACAAGCGGCAGGGCAATTTATCGCTGTACGAGAAGGATAGGAAACGGCCGAGCGTCAAAACTGTCCTACGGCATGCGAGAGCGTGCGGAAAAAAACCGAGCGAGTTCTTAAATGATGTGGTCGTCACCGAATACGATCGCATCAAATCTGGCGCGTATGACGATGCCGCGCAAGAGGCGCGGCCGAGAGCGGGGGAAGTCAACGTGCCGACAAAGAAGCGTCGGCAGGCCGGGTGATTCCGTTCTGGGCACCCTGCACCTGTGGCCGTGGTCGTCGCTGCTACCCGCGACGCTGCCCGTTGCTGCCGAAGAATGACGTGATTGTCTATTGAAGGAGTTGACTTATGACACGAATGATCGCGCTCTCGCTCATCCTGGTTCTGAGTATCCCCGCTGTATCGCTTCGAGCACAGGATGGGCCGATCGCCAAGAGCGCTAGGGCCGCACTCGTTCAAGGAAGCGGGCAGGCCTCGTCTGGCAAGGCCGGGATGTTCTGGGCTGGCATCGCGCTCATGGGTGCTGGTGCCACGATGAGCATCCTGGCGAATACTGCCCTACGGAAGGAGGAATGTTTTTTCTCGTTGACCTTCTTTTTCTGCGAGGAATCGCCCAATAAGGCCATGTGGGCGACTGGCGCAGCAATCGGCGCAACGGGCGGCATTCTCACGGCCATCGGCGCATCACGGTCCATTGTGATTGGGCCCAATCGCGTCGGGTATCGACTGAGCTTCTAAGGACAGTGCCCCTGAAGCGGCTGTCAACCGGCGTGTATCTTGACCGTTATGGCATCCGGGCCATCGTCAACATCGCCGCCGGACGGAAAGAAAAACGGTTTACCCGAGATGCGTCCCTCCGCGACATCAAACGCTGGCGGAACGAGATGCGCGTCAAGCTGGAACGCCTGCACCCGAAGAAGCGCGCCGGGGCCCTCGCGCGCGGCACGTTCAGCGCCGACGTCAGGCGCTACCTCAAGACGCTGGCGATCGCGTCCTGGGCGTCCCGTCGCTCTGAGCTCCGCGCATGGGAAAAACGGTTCGGTCCTCTCAAACGTAGTCGGGTTAGCGCCGACCATGTCACCGCCACGATCAAGGCGTGGACGGACGCCGAGGTGCCCCCAAAGACCATCCTGAACCGCATCCGTGCGCTGTCGGCGATGTATCACGCCGTGGACGGCCGTGACGCCTGGACGCCCGTGGACGGCGTCTCGAGGCCGAAGGTGCGAACGCGGCGGCCGCTCCGGGTCTCCGTGGCGGTCCTCCGAAGTGTGGAGGAGCAGTTGCGCGCCGGCGACCAGAAGACACACGCGCGGTACATGGTGCTCATCGCCACGGGCGCGCGGCCCGTGCATCTCAAACGCGCCAAGCCCCGCGACGTCGACCTTGTCGCACGCAGCTGGAATATCCCGTCCGCCAAAGAAGGTGACCCGATCGAGCTCTGGCTCAATGACGACATGGTGGCGGCCTGGCAGGCGTTCATCGAGGCCGATGCGTGGGGCGACTTCAACGCCCAGAAGCACGCGCAGGAACTGCGCGCCGCGGGCTGGCCGACGCATATTCCGCCCTACAACGCCAAGCACACCTTCGGACAGGAGCTCGCGGAGGCGGGGTTCAGCCGGGAGGACATCGCCGACTGGTACGGCCACACGAACCCGGAAACCACGAAGGTCTACTCGGGCACCGCGAACCTGCGGCGATTGAGCCAAGCGATGGACGGTAGGCTCGGATGGGGACGTCCCACCATGCCACGACCCAACCTGCTCGGGAATACTCGGCAGTTCAATGTTGGCAGCCTCTCGACCGATGAGCGCAAACAGTTGATGAATCAGTTGTTAGAGGAAATGCTCAAGTCGTAGCGTTTGGGCTGGGAGCCAAAAGGCGGGATGGCGTTACCGGGCACTATTTTACGGCCAATCGCGTGTTTGTGACCAGTTTTCGATCATACGATCCGGCGAGCGCGGCCCCTTGATTTCCTGAGCAGTTACGAACGATTACCAACCGCAAGGGTAGTTTTCATGTCAGTTAGTGTTGGGAGAATCGTGAGCGTATAATTCGCCAATGGAGCGCCGCGCCTTCGATGCGTCCATTCGCCAGCGACAAGTCGAGGATGCCGCTCGGTATGCCGCAGCCTATCAGCAGTGCTGGACGCGCCGTGCGCTCGCATGCGAGATTCTCAAGGCGTGTGGACGGCGCGTGATTTGGCTGGAGCGTGTGTAATGGAGCGCCGCGCCTTCCTCGCCCCCCCTTGGCCACCGCCGTTACATCTGCGTTTCTGGTGGTGGTTCACGAGCACGATCACGCTTCGCACGCCCCCGTTCCGTTTCTATCGCAGCATTCCGCTACCGCGGTTCCGCATCGGCTATAAATCAACTCCGCAGCCGCGCCTCTGTTGCGGATGGTGGGGTATTCGACTCGACTGAGATGGATAGACGATCCTTCCTCACCCTATGATCGACATCGACAACATCTCCGCCCCACGCTTCGGACTCGGCGCCGTCTACCACCGCGACGGGCGTGACTGGCTGGTGGTGGAAGCGCCTGTGAATGGCGATGAGGTCATGGTTCCCATTCCGGCCGGCGAAACGGCCTTGGGATTCGGCCGCACGTGGTTTCGAGATGACAAGCATCGGCGACACATGCTGGGCGCTGAACCCTAATGAACCGCCGAGACTTCCTCGCCCTGCTCGCCTCAGCCCCGATTGCGGCGTTGGCCCCACTGCCGCGCTTTTTGCCAGCGATAGATGATGGCCTTATCCGGACCTTCATTCCGGAGCATTGGAGCGATGAGTTATTCGTTACGAGTGGCGGCAACGGTTACATCCTTGACCCGCCAATCCTGAAGCACTAACTGGCCTACGCCGCTGGGCGCCGCATCAAGTCGGCGGGTATGGGCGCCTGACCTGTTCCCAGCTACACCACAACAGCGCAGGCCAACTCGTAGTACAATTCCCTCGTTATGACCGCTGACGGCACAACGAACACTGCCACCGTAGCTCAACTGGCAGAGCAGCCCTTTCGTAATGGGACGGTTGCGGGTTCGATTCCTGTCGGTGGCTCCACTCCCTCACTAACTCCCAGTCGATCCTCATACGCACGACCGCGCTCGTAAAGAGCGCACCGCGCGGAGGGTTGTAGCGGAATTGGTATCGCCCCTGTCCCGAAAACAGACGCCTTCACAGGCATAGAGGTTCGAATCCTCTACCCTCCGCCCATCTTGGGATGTAGCCGAGTCTGGCAAGGCGCTCGCCCTGGGAGCGAGAGACCGCTGGTTCGAATCCAGCCATCCCAACCATCGGGCCACGTAGCTCAATTGGTAGAGCGTCCGCCCCGCAAGCGGAAGGTTGCGAGTTCAACTCTCGCCTGGTCCACCACGGAGAGCGTCCGGCTGGTCGAGGAAGGCGCCCGCTAAGCGTTCTGCCCGCAAGGGTCACAGGTTCGAGTCCTGTGCTCTCCGCCAACTCAATCGGCATCCATGACGCGGCCCTGAATGTCGGTCTTGGACGGCTCGAACTTCCGCAGCCTGCCAGAGTCATCCACGGTGCAGGTCTTCCCGCAGTAGGAACACACGCAGCCATGCGTCCCCATGTCGCTCAACGTGATGGAGAGCGTCTGCGAGGCGTCGCAGTGCGGGCAGTCAGGGAGCATCACCGGGCAGCTCGGACTGGCGGCATGGCCACCTTGAACCCGATCATGCGTGCAGGATTCACCGTCCACCCATTACCGCCCTCGTCCGTCACTAGGAGCCAGCCGTCACTGCGAATCTGTTGCACAGTGACTTCTTCGGCGTAACAGGGGTTGAGCTGTTCACCTCCAGCCATTCCTTTTGACACCGCCTGTGCGACATATTCCGGCAGACACTCCCACAGCACGACGTAGGTCGTCCCTACGGTGAACAGTGGCGGCGAGGCAGGCGCCGGCTGGGCGCCGAGCGGCCACCACGCCGTGAACGCGACAAGGAGCGCGACGAGCGCCACCGGCCAGAGCAGGCGGAGACGGGTCATAACGGTTGTCCTTCCCACTTCGCCACGGCGGTCCAGGTCGATTCGTCAAGCGACCCGTGGGTTACGTACTGAATGATCGCGCCTTGTGGCTGGCCGCTCGCTGGTCCCTGCACATTGAAACAGAACGCGCCATCGTCGGAATAGAAGCGCGAGACGCGCGAGGGTGCCGTAGTTACCGGCACGTTGATCGCCATGCCGCCCGCGCCCTTCGGGTCGAGCTCAATCCCCTTGGACGAGATCCGGCAGATGCACAGCATGTCCTCGTCTGCGTCGGAATCAGCGGTGCGCTGCATGTAGATTTCGATGCAGGGAAGGGCTGGCTGGCCGTCGGCGTTATCCAGCTTGAACGCGACAAACCCGCGCTCGTTCCGGTGCGTCTGCGCGCCCTGTTTCGTGAGCACGTCCATGCCGATGACGCCAAGATAGAAATGCTGCCGACCGTCTGCCGGTCGATACGCGCCGTACCGGATCTTGGTCGGGTCATCCCATGTCGGCGTGCCGTCAGGGTTAGCCTTCTGGTCAAACCCGATCTCGTTCGGAGAGACCTCATGGAGGACGGCGTGCGGCAGATCGGCGATGCTCATGCAGACCGCCATGCTCCACGCTCAAGCCAGCCGTGCCAGTCGTGCTGACCGTCGTCTACAAGAATCGATGGCGAGACGGTGATCGTCCCGTCCTCGTGCTCTGTCACCTGATGTTCACTCAGTCCAGCTAATAATCCGGTTGGTGTCTGTGCGTACCATCGTCCTCGCCACCGTCCGTAATCACCTAGTGCATATGCAGACAGCGCGCTGTCATCAGGTTTTCTTGTCCCTGTCATCGGTTTACCCCACGCGAACGCGCCTTCCCGCCACGCGGCGACGGCCTCGCGCCAGTTGCTCACCGGCCTGCATCACCCCTCTGCCTTTTTAGCGATGACATTCTGGAACGCAACCAGGGCGTCATTCACGGCGTCGTACGCCTTTACTACCTCGGCATCGTTCAGCAAATCCCGGCCGGTCGCGCCCTCGGCCCCTTCGACGAGCGCGAGAATCAGTTCCCGCACATCTTGCCGTTTCTGTGCGCCCTGTCCAGACTGCGACCCGCGAATGCGCTCGATCAGGCCGATGATCTTCGGGAGCGCGGTAATGACGAGTGTCCCGATCCGAATCCAATCCCTCATCGGTTATGCCTTTCTGTTTGGAGTGACGTAGACGGCAACCCACACCAGTAATCCTGCCACGACGTACTCCAGGTTTTGCTGCTGCGTGTCTGGGAGTTCATGTAACCCTGGTACCCACGTCACGAGCAGATAGGTCACGAAGTCCGAGAGCGCCGCCGCAAACCCACCCGCCGCCGCTTTCGCTGCACCCATCTGGTTATCGCTCCTGGTGGGACGCGGCCCACGAAATGAAGTGAGAGTTGATAGCCCGCATGTCCTCGCGCAGTAACCGGATCTCGGTCTGTGCGTCCTCCAGTCCAGACGCCATGCGCCCGTAACTGATGCCCGCGGCGACGATGGAGAAGATGATGCCGCCGGCCGCGATCCACTCTTTGATGTTCATGGATTAACCGCAGCCATCGACTCGAACACCGCCTCGGCCAAGTGGGTCGCCGCCGCTTGGACCTTGGCGTCGTTCGCCAGATCCCGCTTCAGTTTGTCTTCGACGATCCCGAGACCCGTCATCACGATGGTCACGAGGGCCGCTTTCCGCTTGGCAACCTCAACCCCATCGTCAATCGCCACATCGACGGCGCCGGAGAGCCGAGCCAACCGCCGCAAGAGCTTCAGGAATCCCATGTATCAGTCCTCTCCACGTGTGGCGGGTTGAACATCGTCAGCACGTCGCTATCCCGCCCCAACACCATCCAGCCACGACTCGTCGCCGCTGGTAAGGCATCCTCACTGATGGTGATGATGGTCGGACGCTTCTGCCCAGGACGAGAGGAAAAGGCCACCAACGCGAACCGTGCGCCATCGTCACGCATGTCATTCTCATAGACGGAAAAATACGTGGCTGTGCTCAAGGGCGACAATCTTCGTGTCATCCCGCCATGTCGGTGTCGAGTCCACCGTACAATAGTGATTCGCGTTCGTGAATGGCTCCACGCTCTCGAGGACGGCATCGGCCGCCCGCACACAGGCCGGCCAGCTTGCATCCGTCTCAGTGGGGAACTTTGTTACGTTGGGGTCGTTCGCGTTGAAGGCTGAGAACTGAAGCCGCTGCGTGATGACGCCCTGATAGGTGTCAGGCCATCTCGAATCCTGCACTCTGTTTTCGATGGTCTGAGCCACTAGGCGTTTCCCACGATCCGTCTCACCTCTGGCTTCGCGCCACACCGCCAGCCCGAGAATGAACCGACGCAGCAGTAGAACCGGGTCGTCGTTCATGTCCGTCTGCGGTCGTGACGATCAGCGCCGGCCATCCGCGCGCTCCTCAAACCGCGTTTCAATTTTGGCGAGTTGAATTTCGATCGCCCCGATCCGAGTCTGGACAGCACTCCACGTCTGTGAGGACTTCGCTCGCGCTGTCTCTAGCCGGCCATCTATCTTGTCCATATGCGCTTGTAAGTCCTGAATCACTAAATCCCTCGCGGCCTGTGCCGCGTGTCGCGTGATCTCTGTGACCGCATCCGGTCTCTCGACTCGGCGCTTCCACTCCCCCACATTGATGAGGGTTCGCGAGACAAACCACGCCCCGCTGACAAGCGCGAGCGTCAGTTCCAGGCCGTGCTGTGACAGCCACCCCACGTCACCAGCACAGTCTGATAATCACCGTCAGCAGCACCGCGACGCCGAGCCAGTATTCCAGCGCAGGCCAACGCCGACAGATCCACGTCATCGCTCTCTCGTGCTCCCTATAAATGCCAAAAGCCCGACAAACCCCCGAAGGGATCTGCCGGGCTCGATTCGTGTCGGTCACCCAGCCTGCGCGAACTACGTTCCGGTGCCGTCAGTATGCGCCTGCCTCTACGGAGGGCGCAAGTGGGCGCTCCTACTTCCCGATACTGTCCCGCATTTCTTCTAATCGCGCCCGTAATGTCGCTTTCCGCTTCGGGTCACTCGTGGCGCGATACGCCTGCACCGTAATGTTCACAAGGCGCTGTAATTCAGCGCGCGCCGCGCCACGCACGGCTGCCCTTGCATCGCTCGCCGCCTTCTCCAGTTCGGCAACTTTCTGGTCAATGGGCATCCGTAGGTACGCTGGGCTTCTGAGGACCTGGCGCATGGCCGTTGCTTGGGCTCTCCCGGTCGCATGTTCCAGCGCCGTGCGCTGCTTCTGCGTCATGGGGAGGCCCTTGATCGTGTCGCTTGGATTCGCCAGCCTAGCCCCAGTCGTCTGGAGTTCTGTTCTGAGTTCGTCTTGCGTTTCCGGTGAGGCGTAGACCGGATTGATGAACCGTGAGATTGGCCCGCCTTTCGTTTCGATGGTCTCGCCAGCAGAATCGATCCGCTCAGGAACATCTTGCGCGAGTCCTGGAATCCCGCTCTTGACTTGTTCGGCAATCGTGCGTGGAGCGCGAACTGTTGGGTCCATCGTCCGGTTCACGCTCCGCACAGCCGATGACAGCGGCACGAACCCTGACGCCGTGCGCCCAAGATACCGAGCGCCTTTTCCTTCCGGGTCGTTGACGGCTTCGGCAAGGTTCAGCACACCAGAGAGGTACGACTGCTGCAGGATGGAGTTACCGAGCTTAAACACGATCCCGCCAACGTCAGGCGCTTCGCCGGTCTGTTGATACAGTTCAAACGCGTTTGCGATTAGCGCGAGCGGAGTCGCAATCGGTTGCACCTGGGAATAACTCACCCACGTGTCGCCAATCTTGATCGAGTTCGGCTGTTTCCCTTCGGCGTACCACTGTTCGCGTTCGGTTGAGTTGCTTGGACCTGACCCTGTGAGCCGTCCTTCTGCGGCAAGGAATGCCGGGTACGCGAGTAAGAGCGACCCAAGGCGTCCCTGTCGCGTGAGCCTAAGATCGCCAGTCAGTTGCCCCTTGAGCGCCCCATAGGGCGAATAGGCGGCGCCGGCCTTCAGGATATTCGCCGGAGTTTGAATGAACGGGAGCACGAAAGTGCCAACCGGCATCGATGCGACAGTGCCAGCGACACGCGCGCCAGTCTTTCCAACAAGTGGCGCGGATCGCTTTTCGACCCAATCGCCAAAATCGGCCATTACCTCATCGACGGCGCGGCGTGCCGACTGCAAACCGCTCAACGCCTTCCCAGGATCTTGACGAAACGTGCCTTCCTTGCCTGCGCGCGCCATCTCGTCGATGAGATCAGCCGGCCGGTCGGCCAACAGGCTTGCCATCGCCGTCTCGAATGGTTCCGTGCCAGGCGTGAGACCCTTCGCCTTGATGCGCCTGAAGGCCCCCTGATAGGCCGCCGCTTCAGCGTTCAGCGTGCGAAAAAACTGATCGCCTGATTCCATCGCTCGGCTCACGACATTCGGGATCTTTCGATTGCCAGCGATGGCGACTTCTGGCCCACGTTCCACGAGCCGTTCAGCATCATCAAGGCTGAATCCCTCATTGAACATAAAGGCTGCTTTTCTCCAGCCTTCTTTGATGCCAGCCCACGCGCCTGCATATCCGGCCGCTGTTTCACGAAATTGGAGATCCGCGGCTGGAGATGAAATATCGGCCAGCATTTTCGTGGTGTTGCCAACATTGTTCCGCACTTGCGTGATTGGAGCCGAGAGCAGATTCGTGAGGTAGTACCAGCGCCAGTAATCCTGCTTCGATGGCTTTGCGAGATCGCGCAGGAACCGATACCTCGAAAGCTGGTCAGGCATCGTGGCCAGCGCCGCCGCCGCTTTCATCGTGTCTGCGCCTGATTCGAGCGCCCGACGCACAAAATCGACATCGCCCATTTCACGGGCGTTGACGAGTTTCTTGTACAGGTTCAGGGTGCGGCCGGCCTCACTCCGTGCGCCGAGTAAGGACTGAATACCAATAACCGCTTCCTGCATGGCCTGGAGCGCGTCAGCCTTCTCGGCAAGTTTCACCGTCTCACCGGCCGCTTCTGCCGCACGTATTGCGGCGGCCTTCTCTCCGGCCAGCGTGACGAGTCCCATTGCCGTTCGGCGCACGGTCTCTGTCTGAGCGGCGTTCAGCGCCGTCCCCTGTGGCAGTTTTTTCGACAGGTCCACGACAAGGTCATCTGCCATCGCGCCGGTCTGTTCCCATGTTTGCACCCGGCCACGTTCTTCCACGAAGTTCGCGCCCTTCTTCAGGATGTCCGCGATGATCGGCCGGTCCACGGCTGGATTGAGCAGGGTGTGACGGTTGATGAATTGGTCGATACGCGCCGCGTCCTCGGCTTGCTGTGTAGGCGTCAGCGCCTTCGGTGTCAGATCAACATCAGCGGATTTACCTCCACGCTCAATGACATCAGAAACACCAGACACCTTACTGAACGGCGAGCGCGACGGATAACGCGGTGGCGGCGGCGTAGCGACTGCTCCTGCTTCGGCCACGGCGATGCGCGGCGCTTCCTCAGCAATCTCTTTGGCCCCGCGGCGAAACATCCCGCCAAACCGACGCATGGATGCTGGTAGGACACCTGCGGCGAGAATCTTTTCAGGCGCAATAAAATTCGCTGGGTCGATTCCAATATCGACCGCGATCATTTCAAGCGGGCTCAGTGGCACGCCGCGCTTGATCAATTCTCTTGCTGGTGATGTTTGCTCTTCAATCGGTTGAAAGACTGCTTTCCCTGCTTCGGTCGCGCCAGCCGCGATGGCCCCAAGCGCATCGCCTGGTTCATCAGCAAGATGGCCGAGCGCAGCGCCAGCACCAGCACTCGTGGTGCCCAGCATGGACATCGGGGAAGTGCGCGGCGGGAGTGGTCTTCGATCTGGTTCAATCAACACTGGATCGGCAGTCAGAATGCCGCGTTCAAAGAGTGCTGTTGGGATGGCTGGATCATTCGGGTCGGTGGCAAGGCGCACAGGTGGAGTTGGCGGCGCGTTCATCGTAGGCTGACGAGTCGCAAGGTCTTCAGCCGCGTCTACCGTTGACATAGCCTTCGGGTCAAGCGACAACCGGACACGTGGCCCGCGCGCCATAGGTTCAGGCTGCGCAGGCGCCGGTTCCCCGTCTGATATTTGCCGATGCGTGTTGTACGGCTTGAGGCGCTTCTTGAGTTCAGCGAACGACACGTCTTCACCGGCCGCCTTGTCGATGACACTGGCGATCGGGTTGTCGCCCCACATCGCCGCCATCGTGGCCGTGCGTGTCTTCGGATCCAGTGCCTTGTACCGCGTGAAGTCCGCTTCGGCGTGCTCCGCGTCGTCCCAGCGTCCTCCTTGAAGCCCCTGCTCAAGTTGGAAATTCCACAGGCCGCCATCCTCCGTCTCAAAGGCGTAGCGCGGGCGTGGCGTGCCTCCTGTTTCTGGAGGGAGATCGAAATTGAATCGCCCGCGACGACCACCGACCGTGAGGGTAGGGCTATATCCGGTTGCAAGTCGCGGTGTGATCAGCGGTTCTTCGGTCTGCTCACGTGACTGGACGAGCCGCGGCGCATTGAACGGCGCCGGATCGCTGGCCATCGTCGACGACGGCAGCATCCCGCGCGTAGCGGCGGCAGGCAGTGGGGTTGCCATTCGCGGTACCTGGGGTTGACGAATGCCTGCTCCGGCGGTCTCAACGCGACGCACGGCCGGAGCGACCACCGGCGGAGTAACCGGAGGCGCTGCAACGGGCGTGAGCGGTACGAGAACCGCCGGAGGTCTACGGCTGACGAGCAGTGGCTGTACTGGAGCGTGCGCCTGCTGGTATTCCTCGATGATGGCGTCCAGTGCCGACATGGTTACGGCTCGCCAAGCACTGCCCCGAGATCGACGTTCACGGCACCTTTGCCGAACGCTTTCCGAATGGCCTCTTTGATCTTCAATGGATTGAGTTTCGGATGGGCCTTCACCAGTTCAGGCCAGGCCCGCGCGATTTCATCTTCAGCCTCTTCGGCGGTGTACGGTTGCGCGACTGGCGCTCCAAGCGTGCCATCTGGCCCAGGCAACGCCGCGGCCGGCCCCTTCTTGCGCGTCAGCTCATAAATGTACCGCTGCACACCAAGCGGCAGTTCAGGATCATCCGTATTTTTCGGCGGCTTCCGTGACACGACACCAGCGCGGCGTGGCACGAGGCTCGTCACGATCTCGCCTGTCACTGGATCTTCTTCCGTGACTTGCATCAAGGCTTCATCAGTCGTCGTCGTTAATTCTTTTGCCTTCTTCTCGACGGCGGCTTTCTGCGTCCCTGTCAGCGTCGGCCACGGACGGCCTGGATACATCTCTTTTGCCAGCGAGATCAGGCGATCCTTGGGCGTGCCTGGCTCAGGCTCGTCCTTCTTCGGCACCCCCGGTCTGACGATCTTCCCGGTTATTGACCCTTCCAGATTTCGCGTCGGATCGCGTTGGACGAGCGGTTCCGGCTTCTGCGTCTCGAGCCACTGGACGTAGGTCGTCGCCTCGGTCTTCATCGCCTCTCGATTGGCCACGCTGAACTCGCGCGCGACCTCCGGTACATGAATCGCTTTCTTGGCGAGCCGATTCAGGGCTGCATCCCATGAGGCTTGATCCGTCGTGGCGCCCACTTCCTTAGCGATGGTTTCCGCGCGTTCCTTGGCGAGGGCCTTACCGCGCGTCTCTTTCTCGGCATCGAGTTGGTGATATTTCGTGGCCTCCAGTGGATCAACTTGCCCGACGGCTGCGGCGATCCCCTTGTAATCGGGTGTCCCGTCTGGCAAGAGCGGGACTTTCCGCGCCGCATCGCGCAGGGCATCCTCCCGACCCCAATCCGCCATCGTGCGCTGGCGCTGCTGCCCTTGCCACTGCCGATCCGCGGCACGCTCGGCCTCGGCCTGTGCGGCGGCGCGGCGCGCGTCGCGGGTCTGCACGAATCCGGCGAGTGCTCGCGGCGCCGCTTGGAAGGCAGACGCAAGCGTCGCTCCTTTGGTCGCGGCGCGCTGTGCCTCGATCCGGCCCCGATCCCGGATCAGGTCGGCTCCCTGGGCACCGTAGTAGAGTGCGTTCGGCGGCATCAGTTCCGACCCGCGTCAAGACCACGGAAGATGCGATCCCAGTAGCTCGAATCGGTATAGACGTACTTGCCGAAGGCATCGATGTCCGAGAGCCGATTGCGGTTGAACGACCCCATTCGCAGGCTCTCGTCGAGGGCGCGGTCTTCTTGGCTAAGGCGACGATCGCCCTGCCGCAGGCTCCAATCCCCTTGCCCGAGCCGGTAGAGATCGGTCCCCATCCCGAACGGATCGAGTTGATTGTTCCGGAAGACGCTGTAGTCGAACCCTTCCTTCGCGAAGTCCCGGTTCCACTGGTCGCCGTAAATGCCGGCACGTTGCCCGCGGTCCGCCAGCGTCAACCCAGTGTTCGCGTTGAAGGCGTTCAGCCCGACAGCATTCTGGTCCGTCCATACGCCCTGCCGGCGGGACCGGTCGCCACTGAACATCCCGAAGGCGTCCAAGAACTCCCCGCGCGCACGGTTGTAGATGTTGTCGTACTCCTCGCTGGCGACCTGCTGCCCGAACTCGTTGAGGCCCTTCGCGAAGCCGCCGGTAAAGAGCGTCCCGCGCGCCGCCGCGCTCTTCTCCGCCGCGTCCCGGCCGAGCGCGAGTCGCGCTTGAACAACAGGATTCGTTTGGAGCGTTGCAGGGTCAGGAGCGGTAAATTGTCGATCCCACTTGTCGAGCAGATCTGTCGGCATCGCGGTCGGTGTGAACCGCTCCGTGATCGGCTGCATGAGATCGGCGGGGAGCGCACCAAGTGACGGCACGAAGGATCGGGTCCAGGGCGTATAGGGGACGCTCTGAAGGGTGACCGGGCGCACGCCATCGCCGCCGCCGGCAGCCCCAGAACTCTGGCGCACTTCAGGCTGATCTTCTTCCCCAAGCGCCTCAAAGACGCGATGGTAATCCGCTCTGACGGTTCCGCTCTCGTCAGTCGTCGTGTTGCGGCGGACGAAATCCTCGGCGTCTTCACGCGAGATATTCGCGGCTTCGAGGGCTTCGGCATTGTCATCGAACCACGACATCAGGCCACCATCCGCGCCCCAAGACGCATCGCTGCTGCGGCTTGCTGGATTGGTAATTCCCGGATCTCGCCATCAGGGGCCTGCACACGCACACGTTGCGTGGGCACCGGCTGTGTCGTCGACACCGGCGCGCGGCCGAAGTCGGCCAGCGAGCGCGTCGTGAGCGGGGCTTGTCTCGGTACCGGTTGGGTGGTGAACACACCATCTTGCCCCTGTGACAGGTCGATCACATCGCTCGGTCGGCCGAAGGAACCGCCCAGCGTCGGCGGGCGCTGCGAAGCGCCTCCAGCCGTCTGTGGCCCGTCGAAGTCATAGCCGTAGGCCGTCCGGCGCCATCCTGGGGCGAGCTGCCCGTTCTCGCCAATCGGCGACATGCCGCGCGCGGACCAGTAATCCAAGTCCCTGCGCGTCGGCGCTGGTGTTGGTGTTGGACGTGGTGCTGGTGTCGGTGGCGGTGTCCATCCCGGCCGCGGCGTGTACGTCTGCGGGTCGTAGCCGCCTTCCATCTGCTGCCGGAGATTCGCCGGCATCGTGGGGGTCGGCGTGTTCGTCACGTAGTCACTGAGCCTGCCTGCAGAGGCGTGGCCGAGCGCGAGATACGGGGCAAAGTCCTGCCTGGCGACGTCCCACTGTTCCCGAAGGAACGCCAGCGCCTCCCGATTCGCCTGCAGCTGGGTCTCGGCCGCGCGGTCCGACGCGCCGACCTGCTGCCTCGTGCCCCAAATGTCGCCGAACAGCTCCCCGCCGAAGATAGCGGCGTCCAACCAACTGCGCGGTGACAGACCCATGAATCCCGCTCCTCCCGCACTCGCGGCCGGCGGGATCACCCCGGTTCCTGCGGCCAGCGCGGGTGGCGTCAAGGACCCGGACACGAGCGTCCCATCGGCCGCAACGGTGCCAGCCGTCGTGCCGGCCACCGCTGGGGCGACCGCGAGCCCGCCCGCGACCGTGCCCATACCAATCGCCGCCACCGGCGCCGCGCGCTCAACAAACCCGCGCCTGTTGTCCATGAGCGTGCCGTAGCCGGCCCGTCCGCCAAAGACGTAGGTGTAACCGTCTGGCACGTCAAAGCCCATCGCACGGAGTTGTTGTGCGGTGAGCGACCCGTTCCGCACCCCTCCGTTCGGGCCGCGGCGCACGAGCGCCTGCACACGGGGATCGACGCGGAGTCGCGCAGCTAGGGCTTGATCCTCTGGGCGGCGGCTGTCAGTGAAAGGCATCGGCTATCGATTCAGTAGTTCATCGAGCTTGGTTTCGACGCGCCGGAGTTGGTCTTCGACCGTCTCGGTCGCTGGCGCTACCGGAAGGGCCTCGAACGTCCGCCCGTTCCACCGATGCCTGCTGTAATCCTTCGTGTCGTCGGGCTGCAGCTCGCGATAGGTCCGGCCGGCGACCGGCTGTAGCGTCTGTTCGTCGCCGCCCTGCCACTCGCAGAGGACGTGCCCGTCACTATCTCGAGTGGTGATAATCCTCTTGCTCATACATGCACCCTGTCGGGAATCAACGCAGGCTCAAGGCTCTGGAGCATCGCCAAATCCTCATTGCGGTCCGTGATCGCCAGCACGACCGCCTCCGGCAGTCCAGACCGGAACGGTTCGAACATGATGCGCCCGTCTCGTCGCACGAGTCGCCCGTGGAGCTGATCGATCCACGGTTCCAGCGGCGTACCCGTCACATCCGTAATGAACTTCTGCGGCGTTGAGCGCGCAATGCGTGGGCTATGCAGGGAGGCGTCGAGCGTGGCCGTTGCTGGCGTCAGTTGCAAATACGCCCTCATCTCCCGGAAATCGATGAGCCGGTCGACGCCATCAAAGACGGACCAGTAGAAGTCGCCCACCGGCCAGCCGTACATCGTCACGTCGAGACACACGGCCCCACCGGGCGGGCAGTCGTCCCACGCATCCAGATCCCATGCCTGCGCCGTCGTCGCGTAGGCGGAGGCAAACGGGGTGATGCCTCGCTGCGTTTGCTGCGTCCACTCGTTGAGCAGCATCCGCCGCCCATCTCCGATGAGCGACGGCGGGACGACTGGCGCTGGCACCCTTCCGGCCCACTCCCCAATCCAGTGGCCCGTCTCCTGCCGAAACCACGCGAAGTGCCTATGGACCATTAGAAGAACTCCGAAACGCAGAAATGATGGATGCAAGTATCCGTCGCCGTGGCCTTGGTGGCTGTCACTGTCGTGGCATTCGTTAGCGTAGTCCTGATTAACGCGCGATCAATCGCGGTTGTTCCAGCCTCGATCCCGCCGTGGTCTAGTATCGCCCGTGTGGTCGTGACTGACGTTATTGTTGCCGTATTGCTGGCGACACCCGCTAACGTAACGGAACCAAACTGCGTGCTCGACGCCCGCACTGAATAGCTTCCAGCCGTCAGGCTGAAGCCGGTCTTAGTGTTGACCTCGACGAGACGCGAGGCGACGGGAACCTGTGTCCAGACCGCAAGGGCGTCAAAGAACGTCCTCATGGCGTGTATCGGGTCACATCCGGCACAATGGTCACGACATCCGCCGACGCGGCAAACGCCCTGACGGCGACCCCGCCATTCAGCCGATGGCCAACAAGAATCGGCACCAGCCCGCTTTCGGCAGGAATCGTGCGTTCGATGAGATCGTCTGGGTCGGTCACGCCACCCAATTCAATCGTCAACTTGCGGTCACTGCTGTCCGTGTTCATGGCGTACAACGTCAGTTCGTCGAACTGCCCGCTGGTCGAGGTCGCCGTGTGAATCAAGGTGCCAGGCGTGGCCGTCGCCGCGACCTTAATCGGTCGCCCGTTGGTGGATCCTGACGGAATCACTGGGGTGAGTGTTGGCATGGTCCTCCACTATCCGAAGAACTGCGAAGCGTAAATAACATCCGCGTCGTTGCTCGGCCGCCGACGCTCGAACTCAACCCAATTCGATCCATCCGAGACCCCGCTGGCGCCCTCCCATTGCGCATTCAGGATGCGCGTGGTCGCCCCGCTCCACGTCTGCGACCCGCTCGGATCGATCGTCACCGCGTTGGCGGAACTGTCTGTCTTCACCACGCGGATCTTCTTGCCCGTGTTTCCGACGGCCGTGTAGAGCGTGATGGTCACGGCGCCGAGCGTGGCATCGACGAGCACGATCACGTCGTCGCCGTCAGTGGCGACCACGACGTAATCGGCCGTCTTAGACAGCACCGCGAGAATGCCGGCCTCGGCCGCCGTGCCGGTCGCGTTGTCCACGGTCCACTGTTCCACGCCAGCCGAGTTCTTCAGAACAAACTTGTACGCGACGGCGGGATCCAAAAAGATCGAACCCCACAAGCCGGTAGAATCCGCGACGACTGGATTCGCATTCGCAGTGCTGAGTGCGCTGGTCGTATACGAGTTGGTCCGGGTTGTGGTCCCTGCGGCGAAGACGTCCAGGGTGCCACTTGGGAGAGATGGAATAAATAGCCGCAGCATGGGCATGAGTGCCATTTACGCCATGCCCCCACCGACTACGGGTCGTGCATGTATAATGTTTCCATGGTGAATCCACAGACGTACGTTAACAAACAATTCCACGACTGGACCGTGCTTGCGATCCTTTCGCTGACTCGTGTCGGCACTCAGCGACGGCGCTTCGCGAGATGTCGATGCTCCTGCGGGACCATCAAGAATGTCGATCTGTCGCATGTTGTGCGCGGCGGTAGCCGCAGTTGCGGGTGTCAAGTGCAAACGCGCCGCTCGATTGGACAACAATTCGGCCGCCTGCACATCGTGGCGCTTTCGCGTAACCGCGCTGGTCGACGAATGGCGCGATGCACATGCTCCTGTGGGAATACGAAGGACATTTCGCTGTCGTCCATTCTTCGCGGTACGAGTCGGAGTTGCGGATGCAGCATCGGCGAATCTGCGGCCAAGCGTAACCGTACACACGGTATGAGCAAGAGCCGAGAGTACCGAACATGGGCTGCTGCCAAGACGCGGTGCTACAACCGACGCACTCGGTCCTACGCTGACTACGGGGCGCGTGGCATCACGATGTGTGACCAGTGGCTGAACGACTTCCCTACGTTCTTCCGAGACATGGGACCGAAGCCGAGTCCCCTGCACTCCATGGAACGTATCGACAACAACGGCCAATACGCGCCTGAGAATTGCCGATGGGCACTGACGATTGACCAAAACAACAACAACCGGCGCAGTCGGTACATCGAGTTCAACGGCAAGCGGCGCACGCTTGGGCAGTGGCTCGCTGAGACACGCTTGCCGAAGCAGATATTTCTGCTCAACGTCATCGACGCGCTGACGGCTGAGAACAAGCGGCTGCGCCGTCAGTGAGATCATTTCCCAACCCACCCGGTCGTGGTGGCCGTTCCGCTCTCTTTCACGAGAAAGCTCGTTCCTGCGCCGCCATTCGTACGAACGAATAGATCGCCCACGGACCCCGTCACAGCCCCCTCTGGCGTGCCAGTCCCCCACGTGATCCGCCGATTCGCCGGCGAGCCCCGGAGCAGATCGGAGAACCATTCGAGAAACAACCGCGCCTCGACCGTGAGCACGCCCGTCTTCGGGTCAACGAATCGGATGGGGACGAAGGGGGCAGGCATGTCAGGCCGCGTCCGCCTCCGCGTCAATCGACGCATCGCGCCAGGCGTGGTCGGTCGGTTCGCTCGTCGCCACCTCGATCACCCAATCGTTCCCCTGTCCGAGCCGATTGATTTCGGCGCGCGTGCCGTACTGCCCCAGCGCCCCGGTGCCCATCAGGAGTTCATTGGAGTAGGTTTTTCCCCCGTCCACGCTGTACTTGAACATGACCTGCGGGTTGCTCCCCTGCCCCGTCGTCGCGGCGACACCCGCATCGCAGTCCAGCGCGAAGCGGTTGATCGTCATCGACCGTTGCGGAACAAAGACGTGCGGGGCCCGCCGCACCCGGCGGATCGGATCGCCGTTGGCGTTATCGACATCGAGGTCGTCGTAGTAGGCGTCCGCCCGCAGCTGGTAAATCTTGCCGTCCTTCCGACTCCCGACGAGGTGCTTGTCGCCGAAGGCGAACGTATGGCAGCGCCCAAGGTGCGCTTCCTGCTCGCCGGTCGCAGGATTGAGATACCCCAGCTCGAACCAGATCGGCGGGTTCGTCGTCATGTTCGCCGCCCACGTCGCCTCTTCGGTCAGGAACGACACGACGAAGAGGAGCTGTCCGCGATAGAGCATCGTCCAGCACACGGCATCATCGGTGCGAGCGTAGGTCGACCAGATGTCCTCAACCCCGGGATGGCTGAACGGCACTGGGTTCAGGTTGACATCCCAGTACGCCCGACCTTTGCCGTGCTCGTTCTGCCCGATCCACGCCAAGGAGTTGTGGACCTTCGCAATTCCGGCAAACGGGTCGATCCCGTGCTCGATGATGAGTTGCATCGGCGCAAAGGTGACAAGCGAATCCCCTGTGTTCTTCCACGGCTCAATCGTCTTGCTGCCGATCAGGTAGATCGTCTTGTTCATGACCGAGAGGTTCCGAATGTTGTCCGTCGTCTGCGCCTTCTGAAACACATCGGTGGAACCCCAAGACGTGCCATCAAACAGGTTCGAGTAGTTGACCTGACGGGTCTGGTACCCGACCGCGAGAAAGTAGCCATCCGAGAAGGCAATGGCCTGCACGTTGTCTGGAAAGTCGCTGTCGGTGATCTCGGCCCACACGGAGGTCGACCAATTCCAGATGTAGCCGCTTCCGCCGCTACTGAACATCGCCTGCGATCCGCCGCTGCCGTTGACGGCGATCTGCGCCGGGAGTTGGCTCGCGGCCACATCCCCGAGCTTGGTCGCGCCGCCGGCTGCGGTGATCTGGTACGCCTCCGTGCCGCTGATGCAGAAACAGCGGTTATCCTCGTACTGGATGGCGCGGATGGGACCGTTGCCGGCTGTGGCAAACAGGCGCGAGCCGGGCGTTGGCAGGAAGACCAGCGGCCCTGGCGGGCGGCTGCCCGGCACACCGGCCACGACGGGAATAAAATTGAGACACTGTTCCACCCCGAGCCGCGGGGATCGGTGGCGATAGGTACCTCCGATGAAGCCCTGGAACGGAATTATCACGCGAGCTTTTCCTCTGTAGTTGTCTTGAGATAGGCCGTTGCTGCGCGCACGAATGCTTCGTCTTCAAGCGCAGCCAAGCGTGTGTTGCATCCATAGCACAGCAATCCACGCACGGTGCCACTAACATGGTGGTGGTCAACAACCAACGGCAATGTTCCGGACTCATAACTGGGCGTCGCTCGACAAATCGCACACGCACCAGCCTGTGCAACTACGAGAGCGTCGTAGTCGTCCAAGGTGATTCCGTAGTTCTTTCGGAGCGCCTGATCTCTCGCTTTTGTCTTGTTGTACTGAGTCTTCTCGCAACGTAGCCGACAATCCTTACACCGGCTTGAGAGTAAATCGATGGCTGACGGAGCCTTAGAGAACTCCGTCGATGGTTTCCTTTCGTGACACGTGCTGCATGTCTTATGGGCTGGAACCACACGGGCGGTCTTCCTTCGCCGCTCCAACCACCCATGTCCGTGCGCGAGCTTGCACGCACGGCACCACCCGCTGACACCCAGCCTGTACCGCTTGTCGGCGTAGAAGTCTGACAGCGACTTCGATTCATGACAGTGAGAGCACGTTTTTGTAGTTGGAGGGTCACTGGGCACGATACTGCGCGGCTGCTCAGTGGCCGCGAGCCGCTGTTGTTTGCGTTTCTCCCACCACATCCGGCAATATGCACTCCGACAGGTTTTACACCATGGATCGAGATTCCCCCTGTTTCCCCGATCTTGGCGACGCTGATATTCAGATACCGACTTGGTCTCGCCGCACTTTCGGCACTGCTTCATCGTGATGTCCCCAATCACGCGCGATACCTCCCAGATTCAATCAAGTAACCGCCTCCGCCCTGCGGAGCGTAGTCATTCCGCATTGGCGGTGGCCCTGGGTCATTCACACGTTCCAAGCGTTTCCACGCCATCCGTTCTTCGTCGCGCATGTCAGCCGTCAATGCTTTGCCAAAAGGTCGAGCCAACTTGTTTCGCAACAGCAATCTAAACCACTCTTGGTACCCTGGGGTGAAGGTGTACTCGGTCGTCAGGTCCGAGAAGCCGGTCAAGGCGGTGGGCGTGCCCACCACGAGCGTCGCCGCCGTCGTCGGGACGGGAATGAAAAAGAGGGTGGCATTCGTGACCGTCGGCTCCATGAAAATAGAGTCCGGGACCTCACTCGTCAGCGTCTTGTCGTGGTAATAGAGGTATTCCTGCCTCGACATGATGTGGAGCGGACTCTCCAGATCCTCCCCCACTCGCTTCACTGTCGCCGAGGCGAGAAAAATGGGACGCGCCTGCACGTAGTTACCGCTCGGGCCAATCGTCCGCGAGGCGGTATCGGCCACGAGCGTGTACGAGGACCGCAGCACCGTGTAGATGACGCGCCGATCGAGTTCGGCGGAGTCGATGAGTTCCTGGAGGTACCGGAGCGCAAGCGTCCCGTCGCGGTCATTCAGCGACCGCCCGACGCCCAACACAGCCAGATCGGTCAGGGCGTCAGTGACGAGATCCTCGCCGGTCAGGGTGCTCATCGGCGGTCAGGCGTTACCCTTCAGCCGGTGCGGTGAGTGCGTCCATGCGCGCCGTCACGGCGGCCAGCACGCCTTTGCGCGGCCCTTTCGGGTTCCGCTGCTCCCGCGCGACGATCGCGTCCAGCTCGCCCAGATCCCTGATCTCGCCGATGACCTCCTCGGCCTGTGCCACGGTCACGCCCCACAGGCCGTCCGGACCCTCTGGTGTGTCCACGGCTGCCGGTGACGGCGGTGCCTCGCGCTCGGCCTTGGTCCACGGGTGATCCTGATAACCCGGCCCGAGCGCTAGGTCTGCCTCTGGACTGCCGACCGTCACGGGTTCCCCACCATCGCGGGGGTAGCGGATGGCCGGGTACGGGATCGGCGGCTTTGACGGCTTGACGTACTGGCTGACCACCGTGCCTTCCGGCGGATCCTGGGTCAGCGGGACGTAGCCAGAGGCGAACGCGGCCGGACTGTCAACCCAGCCATCACCAAGTTCCGCCTCCTTGGCAGCATTCAGAATCTCGACACCTTCTGGGGCCAGATCCTTGTGGTACCTGACGCACGGATACTTCCGAAAGACTTTCGGCTTCGCTGGCGCGACTGTGGCCATCACTCCCTCCTGTTACTTGCCGCCATCGGCAGCGGTTTGCAGCGTCACGCGGGCCGTCCCGCTCGTCCACGCCGAGGCCCGCGCCCGGACGGTGCTGTAGCCGCCGCAGTTCGCCGACCATGCCCCAGCCGCCGTCGCTGAGGTCGCCGCCGTGGCGCTGTTGCTTGGCACCATGTTCAAGGCGACAAAGGTGCCATCTTCAATGCACGCCTCAAACTCAATGGTGCCGACAAACGTACCGGCGAGCTGGAGTCCAACGGCCCCGGCCCCGCGGACATCGATGCTGACGACTTCTTCATCGGCGTCGATGACGCCGCGGACGCTGTTGTCAATCATGCGGGCACCTGTTGAGAAAGACTGGAGACCTCACGAGGCCAACGGGCACACCAGCGCGCGGCCAGCACCCCGATGCCAATGCTCACGGCCGTCATCGCCGGATAGAGGTGGTATTCATGGACAAACTCGGTTGAGGCAAACACGAAGCGTGGCGCCACGTAGATGGCCACCCAGCTAATGACCCAGGCAAGCGTTGGCGCGCGCCGCCAGGCCCACACGCCGATCACGGCGGTTTGAAGCGTGAGCAGTATCGCCACGAGTCGCGTCGTCAGGGACAGCCCGACAATGTCGTGGTCAATCGAGAACCCGTCTGGCCAGACGACCAGGGGAAGCAGATGCCAGACCGCCGTGAGTTGCAGGGTCACGAAGGTAGGCCAATCGCTCACCCACCCGCCATTCTGATGGGCCGTCACCACCCAACTCGACACGGTCCACCATGTCGCGCCCGCCACGACCCCGAGGCCGCACCAGAGCGCATTGAGCAGAAACCCGGTTTGTGGCAGCCAGCGCCGAAAGACCAGCAACGTGAGCACGACGAGCGGCACGGCGATGAGGCCGATTTCCTTGCTCAGCGCGGCCCCGAGCAGTGCCGCGCCCGCCACGGCGAGGCGCCACATCCCGCGCTGATCGGTCCAGGTCAGCACCAACCAGACCGCGAGCAGGCTGAACACTGCCACCAGCAGCTCGCCGCGCGCGCTCAGGTAACTCACGGCTTCGCTCTGCATCGGATGGAGGAGCAGCGCCGTGGCCGCTAGGACGCCTGCCAGTGGCGTCGCGATCACGGCTGTAACGGTGTAGACGAGGACACCGACAGTGAGATGGAGGCTGACATTGAGAGCGTGCTGTGCCAGCGCGTCTGTGCCAAGCACCTCGTACGTCCACTGTGTCAGGCCCCGCCCAGGCACCATCCACGTCGCGTCGGCTTGGAGAAAATGCGGATCTTCGTAGACAAACGGAGCCATCCGCAGAGGGCTGTAGACGAGCGCCGTCATCAAGAGCAGGAGTCCGAGCGTTACTCGGATTGATGTGCGCCGATCCATGTGGCCATCCGTTGTATCGTCGGGCTTTGTGGCATCCGCGTCGCCACCTGGCCGGCCAGTGACACCGCCTCGTACACGTGTCCGGTCTGCAACTGCAAGAGTGCTAAGTTGATCTCGCCAACCGCTCGCCCGACGATCTGTTCCTCACGGGATCGCCCCGGAGCTTGAGCGAGACGGATCCCGGTTTCGTACGCCTCCGTGGCGAGCGCCTCGTCGCCATCGATCACGTACTGTTTCCCGAGGTTGATCCACGGCCTCGGCTTGAGTGGCGCGTGGGCCGCGGCGTCGACCCACAGCGCCGGTTCATTCGTCCACAGAGGGACCCGCTCCTGGCTGGTGATGACGGTCCAGAGGACCGCCACCACCACCACCGCCGCGATGCGGACCCCTCGCCACATCAGCCCGTCCGGTTGAAGCTGTCCCATGTCAGGGGCAGCGTGTTGGTCCCGCGCCATCGGCTGTTCGACGCCATACAGTTCCAGATGTTGCCGTTGCTGGTATTCACCCACGGTTGGATCGCGGCCTGCCCGCTGCCGCGCGTGCAATCCTGCGAGAAGTCCGGATCCACCTGCTTGAAGTCGTTGTTCTGCGCAGTGACCAGGATATTCGTCGCGTTATCATGCGCCCGCTGTTGGGTCCCGTCCACGCCGCGGCCAATACGGATCAGCGTGGCAGTGCCAGCGGCACCACCAATCAATTCCTGGATCCGCACGACTTCCCAGTCGATCAGCACGAGTTGTCCCACGACAAAGCCCGTGGAACTCGTGACCGTCATCGTGGTGTCGGTCGCAGCCAGGTTCGCGTTCAGCGTGGTTGCCGTCAGGAGCCGCTGCGCCTGGGCTGGCAGAGCACTGAGCAGCAGGAGTGCCGCGGCAGTGCTCAGCATCCGCATCGTTGTTTTCATCACTGTCTCCTTCCTGTTTCGATGCGGGTGTCGTCGTGCCACCTCATCGGCTTTACGTTCTGGCGTCAGCGACGCCCACCATGCGCGTTTCTTTTCAGCGATTTGTCCGCCTTGATTGAATCCGCGCCGGCTGACTTCAAACGCCTTTTGCTCTGGCGAGAGAGATGCCCACCAAGCGCGCCGATGTCGTGAGTTGGCGTGTCTTGCTTCCGGAGTGTTTCGCGTCACCTTCAGCCGCGCCTTCGCTGCTTCCGACCACGGAATGCCCTTGTTCCTGGCTTCACGCACAATACCGCTGGCTTCTTCGCGTGCGCGCCGTTTGAGCTGGCCCTGACGGCATGCTTCTCGAAAGTCCTCAGTCATGACCTTCCCCTTCGACCATGGCACCCGCCCAGTATTGGCGCGAGACATGATCGCGCGCTGCTCTGGCGGCATCTGCCAACCGTAGTTGCCAGGCCCGCCCCCAGCGATGTTGTAGCCGTTGGGCGACAGTGCACCTCGTTCGAGAATCAGTCGGCGTTCGAGTTCGACCAATTCCTCGTACGTGGTGGCCGTGGCCAACGGCTCGATGCGAAATGCCTTCGCGCCGTACGTCCGCATCGCGTTGTACAGCGGCGTCGTCAGACCGTGCCGAAACGCAGCCTGACGATGCCGAGCCATCCGTGAGGCAAGCGATCGGACGGTGATGCCGACGTACTCTTTGCCCGTGATCGTGTTGAGGATGCGATAGACAGTCATGTGCATCGCCTCCTATGAAGTTACGCGGCAACAAAAATCCCCGTACATCTGCTTGCCGCCGAAGAGCACGTCCGCCCGGCAGAGTTCCTTGTTCTTCCGGATGTCGTACCCCTTCTCGATGCGGATGGAGAGGCCGAGCTGCGGCAGTTTCGCCCGAGCCGACATATCCAGCCCCTTGTGCAAGGGCAGATCGACGAACGCCGCCGTCATCCACTCCTTGTGGAACCCGAGACCCTGACGGGTTGCGGTGCTTGCGTAGGAGCTAGCGTGTCCGAAGATGCGCACCGCCCCGTCGTTGGTCGGCGCGGCGGAGACGTTCTGGTAGGCCCCGGAGAGCACGATCGACGGCGAGATGTTGATCGTCATCTGCCCTGAGCCGTTGGCCGTCCCTGCTGCCGTGACGGTGAACTGCCGCAGGTTCCCGGTGGAATCCTTCGACATGGGATTCACGCCGTTGCTGCCTGCAAAGTCCACGATGTCGCCTTGGGCGATCGCGCCCGTCGTCGCCGTCCAGCCGTCGGTATCGATGGTCGTGCCGTCCTGCGATGCGCCGTTGATGAGTGGCGTGCCGCCGAGCGCCCCAACGGTGTGGGATCGGATGTTCTGGTTGAAGGCGAACTCGAACCCGAGCGCGTAGCCCATCTGCCCCGTGCGGTACTGCTCGGCAATCGAACCAGCCGCTTGGAACAGCCCCTGCAGCGCGTTGATGATCGTCGCCTGCATCTGCGGGCTGATGATCATGGTGCGGTCGCCTGGTGGGACGCCGTAGTCCGACATGGTGACGCCGGCGTTCAGGTACGTCTGGGTGGAGGTCGGCACGGTGCCCGGGGTGCCTTGGAAGTTCGGCACGTCCAAATACCGCGTCGCGAAGAACCGATCGATGCGGTTGGCGATGAACGCCATCGACGTGTCGAGGTAGCGGCCGCGGAAGTCGTCCACCTTGAGCGTGAGATCGACGTCGGAGAAGCTGAGGTCTTGCCCTTCGAGCTGGTCGATGACCAGATCGACGGACTGTTCCTCGATGTCCTCCTCGTTCATCTCCTCGCCCTGCCGGCCCTGGACGCGAACCGGGTAGCGGATCCCGAGCGTGTCGCCGATCTTCTTGCCGTCCCGGGCAAACTTCGCTTCGTAGCGTCGATTGATTTTTTTGGTGATCGTGAGGTTGTTCTCGACAATCATCAACGATTCTTTGGCGATGATGTCGTCGGTTAGGATGACGTTAGCCATGTGGCTATCCCCTCAGACCCAATTCCCTGCGCTGCTTCTGCCGAACAGCCATGTACTCGCTGGCGTCTTCATCGGCTTCGGCAATCGCGTGCAGGGAGCGGGTCGGTGATGCGCGCCCGGTGACCTCGGAGGCCGGCGCTGGCGCGCTGGATGTTGGGCGTGAAGGCGCAGACACGCGGGAGGCCGACGCGGCGGCAGCGGCCGGGGGCTGCCCTTCGTAGGAGTTGAGCGGGTCGAATGCCCGCCACCAAAAGACGTCATCGGGCTCGACTCGTTCCTTCTTGCTGCCTGCCCCATCACGCTCGAAGTACAACACTGATCCTAAGTCGTCCCCCGGCACCGGCCGAATCTGGTCAGGCCGCACGGGCCACGCCTCAGCCAGCGGGGAGAAGGTCGTCTGCGTGCCGAGCGCGTAGCTCTGCCCGCCCAACAAGTAGAACGAGAACATCTCCTCGACCCACCGTGACCAGCTCGCCCAGCGGTTGACCCGACGGCACAGCTTGCTCGCCCAGTGGGTCTGCGGGAACGGGTCAATCTCGCCGTAGTCGTCCATGCGCCGGCCGACCTGCACACGGATGCCGCCCGCGGTCTGCGCAATCAGCGAGATGGCGCTGAACACGTACGGGTTGCCGCCGTAGCCCTCGCGGGCGTACGTGGCGTAGTCGCGGCTCGCCCAC